TTACCCGGCACGGTAAACCTCTTTCGCCCGGTGCGTAAACGCCTGCACCATGTTTGCCGCCAGCTCTTTAAAGATGCGGCCAAACGCCAGCTCAATCAGCTTATTGGTAAATTCAAAATCAAGCTGGAACTCAATCCGGCAAGCCTCGGCGCTCAGCGGGGTAAATTTCCACCCGCCAATCAGCGACTTGAAAGGACCATCGACCAGATGCATCAAAATGCTTTGATTAGTGTCCAGCGTATTACGCGTGGTAAATGTCTTGCTGATCCCGGCTTTGGAAACATCCACCGCCGCGGTCATTTGCGTCGGCCCGGATTCCAGCACCCGGCTGCCAGTACAGCCAGGTAAAAACTGCGGGTAAGATTTTACATCATTCACTAACTTGTACATTTGTTCCGCGCTGTAAGGCACCAGCGCAGTACGGCTAATCTGAGGCATATCGTTTTCCGCGTTCACACAATCGTCAAATAATACCATTTCCCCAGGTTGAAAGGAAAACGCAATGCCCTAACTCATGCTAAGATAACCGGCTAAACCTCACAGGACGCAATGAGGTCAGTTTCAGATATCAGATTACCGGATGGCTTCACGACACTATGACGAAGAAAAAAGCATATAAACCAGGTTCAGCCACCATTGCGCTGAATAAGCGCGCCCGCCATGAATACTTTATCGAAGAGGAATTTGAGGCCGGGCTGGCACTGCAAGGCTGGGAAGTAAAATCCTTACGCGCCGGTAAAGCAAACATTGGCGACAGCTACGTTATTCTGAAAGACGGCGAAGCCTTTCTGTTTGGCGCAAACTTTACGCCGCTGACTGTAGCCTCCAGCCACTACGTTTGCGATCCGACTCGCACACGCAAACTGCTGCTTAACCAGCGCGAACTCGATTCACTCTACGGCCGCATTAACCGCGAAGGTTATACCGTGGTGGCGCTGTCGCTGTACTGGAAAAACGCCTGGTGCAAAGTGAAAATTGGCGTGGCGAAAGGTAAGAAACAGCACGACAAGCGCACCGATCTGAAAGAGCGTGAATGGCAGTTGGATAAAGCACGCATTATGAAAAATGCCGGGCGTTAATCACGCCCGCTTCGCCCTCTCACGCCGGGAGAGGGCATGATTTCCCGTTTGACGTACCCTTATCGCCCCGTTCTGATTATTCCTCTTCGTACTCCATGTACACACCGTCCCCCGAAAAGAACACTGCTGCGATATGGACTGGTATGCTGCTTCATAAAAGTGTTATACTCGCTTCACACTTTTGGGGCTGATTCTGGATTCGACGGGATTTGCGAAACCCAAGGTGCATGCCGAGGGGCGGTTGGCCTCGTAAAAAGCCGCAAAAAATAGTCGCAAACGACGAAAACTACGCTTTAGCAGCTTAATAACCTGCTTTGAAGCCCTCTCTCCCTAGCCTCCGCTCTTAGGACGGGGATCAAGAGAGGTCAAACCCAAAAGAGATCGCGCGGATGCCCTGCCTGGGGTTGAAGCGTTAAAACTAATCAGGCTAGTTTGTTAGTGGCGTGTCCGTCCGCAGCTGGCAAGCGAATGTAAAGACTGGACTAAGCATGTAGTACCGAGGATGTAGGAATTTCGGACGCGGGTTCAACTCCCGCCAGCTCCACCAAATATACATGGACAGTGGCAGGACTGAGTTTTAAAAAACAATAAGTTAGCCACTAATCCCGGACGGTGACCGGACACCAAAGGGACAAAAAAGGATACGTAAAGGAGCCGCGACTCCTGAGTTAAAATAAAGCCCGCTAATGCGGGCTTTATGTTTCCTCATCATAAAGATCTGCTCAGATATGCCGATATACATTTTTTCACTCTTTCTATTGCGTCTTTAACATCGTAAATTTTCGGCAACTCCCGATTTTCAGAGTGACAACCTTATCTGCAATGGTACAATCTAAACCCTAGCAGAACGAATCAAGACAAATAATTATTATAAATCAATTGATTACTTCATCAAAAGGCGTACATGCAACCTAAAGCGCAGGTCAACTCAAAGTCGGTTAACGACACATTATGGGATTACATTTCATCCCATACAGTTCCTTCACAGGAAGAAATTGACAAGTTTGAAAAGGCCATTAGTCATGAAGTGGAACCCTTACGTTCCTATCTTACAGGGCTACTCATGGCTTCTCAGAATGAGTTTGATGCTGCAATGACGTCCTTCCGCACAGCGCTGAAGTCTGAAAATGAGTTTATTGCCTCTAATTACCTTGCTTATCTTGGTTTTTGCGCCCATAACAAACTACATAGACAAGAGCTTTTTCGCTTAGAAGAATTCTATTGTACTTCTGAGAACAGGCGTGTTGCGCGCAACATTTCTTTTAGTATTGGTAATACTAAGCTGATCCGAAAGTATAACCTTAAGTTATTAGCGTTATATGACGGTGAAAAACGGCAACAATACATGAAAGAAGGAGAGCATATGATTTCTTTAGTTGAAGACTTCAAGAAAGCATCAACTCTCACTTCTAAAGAGATTGAAACTCTTTGCGATGAAGTGGAAGGCATTGCAAACCGGCACGGAGTTAACTGTGTTGGTGTTAACTATTTTATCTCGTCTGAAGAAGACAATGCGTATATTGTTCGAGCAGAGACGGAAGATCCGTACGTTCTTGCGGAATTAAATATTGAACTCTCTTCTCTCCTTGCTAATGAGAAATATCTTGGAAAACCATTTACTTCTTGGTTCAAAAGTGACAGGAGCAGAAAGGAGATCAATCAGTGAGCATTAAAGGTAGAGATTTCATAGATTTCGCGGATCGGTGTATTAAGCAAGGCGATGAAATAGGTTACCGAAATGCCATTGGCAGAGCTTACTACGGCGCTTATCATGAAGTGTCAAGTATCCTTGAAAAAGCTGTGTTTGTGCATACTCACAAGAGTATCAGAGAATATCTCATCGAGCGTTCCTGGCTTAAAGGGAATGAGCCATTCGACAAGATGACGTTAATTTCTCTTGGTTCAAGACTAAAGCAAATGCATACGAATCGAATAGCTGCTGACTATGATCTTAAGGATACTATTAGCGATGTCGATGCCCAAGCAGCGTTGATTGTTGCTCAGAAGTTTATCAATGACTTGGATTCAATGTACAAACAAGTCTACCCCGATCCTCCTACTGCCGCTTAGGTTAGAAACTAAGATGGTGTGTAAGGGGTCGGAGATTCAAATCCTCTCGTGCCGACCAAAAAATCCACAGAAAACCAACCCATTGCGGTTGGTTTTTTTATGCCTGCGATTCCGACAAGGTAAAATGAAGGTAAAACTCCCGTCTGTTCAGTGCGTTTTTTTTGCGAGGTACTTACCAGAATCGCTGACTGTTCCTTTACTTAAATTTCCATGTACTGTTAAATCAAATTCCCTTATAAAACGTAGTACTTAAGGGTGCGCACCAGTTTTTCTCCCTGCCCTATACTTTCAGCATTACAGTGCTGGAGGTGTCTATGTGTGGACGTTTTGCACAAGCTCAAACCCGTGAAGAATATCTGGCTTACCTGGCCGATGAAGCCGAACGTGATATTCCATATGATCCAGAACCCATTGGCCGCTATAACGTGGCTCCGGGAACCAAAGTCCTGATACTCAGCGAGCGAGATCAGCTTCTTCACCTCGACCCTGTTATCTGGTCGTATGCGCCAGGATGGTGGGACAAACCCCCATTGATTAATGCCCGGGTCGAAACTGCGGCAACCAGCAGAATGTTCAAACCTCTATGGCAACATGGACGAGCAATTTGTTTCGCTGACGGTTGGTTTGAATGGAAGAAGGAGGGAGACAAAAAACAACCCTATTTCATCCACCGCGCCGACGGCCAGCCAATTTTCATGGCGGCGATCGGAAGCACACCGTTCGAACGAGGTGATGAGGCGGAAGGATTTTTGATTGTTACAGCAGCGGCCGATAAAGGACTGGTGGATATCCATGACAGGCGTCCGCTAGTGCTTACCCCGGAAGCAGCGCGGGAATGGATGAGGCAGGACATTGGTGGGAAAGAAGCCGAAGAAATAGCTGGCGACGGTGCGGTGCCTGCAGATAATTTTGTTTGGCATTCGGTATCACGCGCCGTAGGTGATGTGAAAAGTCAAGGTGCGGAGTTAATCGTAGCTGCCCGTTGAACAATAAAATGACAGGAAGAACACCTCTGCTATGAGCGAGGAGCGGACTTTGGATTACTGTATACTATCTAAATGTGGATGGTATGGTTACCGTGATACTTACAGTGAGAGCTGCTGGGGCCGTTGCATCAGGCGTTTTTAGTTTCGTGAGGTGATTGACTATGACTTCCAACACTGGCGTTTTTAATGACCACGACACGATAAGTGAAAAAGATACAAATAACGCCAATTGGTAATAACGGATTTCTTTCAATCAGATAGAACTGGAAGGGACTTCAAAGTTGAGGTGCCCCAACAAGCGTTGGGGCAATGATTCTTGCGCTTTATGTCTTAGATCTGGCACTGCACGAGTCAGGAGAAGAACATCAGACTAGCTACGTTGAAAAGAGTAAACCAATGTGGGACCGATTGCAATCGAAATTCAGGCTTTTTTATAGTATAAAGAGTCGACCAAACATATTAATAAGTTAATACATTAAACATGCCTAAAAGTTTTGATTTTACGGACATAAAAAAGCTCATTTCAGCAGCTAGGCTAACCAGTTATCAATCAGCGTTCAAGGTAAGTGATAGTGCAGAACTTTTGGGCATCTACAACTGGAATCTTGAGCTTACAGGTGCACTGAACAGTTTACTTCAACTCGTTGAGGTCGCACTACGTAATGCTATCAATGAGGCTGGCAAGAAAAATATAGTCACCGCTGCAGGAGAGCACTGGTTTGAAAAGGTCCCATTCAACCTTGTAGAAGATGACAGTGGGGCACTATTAGCTGATGGTTCCAAGCCAATGATCATAGCGCCTCAAACATCAGACTTTAAAGCAGGTCTAGCTAAAGCAAAAAAAAGTGCTCAAAAAATCCTGAAGAAAAAATTAGGTGCAACGTCGACTGCAGTTCCCACACTGGATCAGATAATTTCTCAAACAGATTTTTGCGTATGGGAGTATATCCTTGATAAAAGTTTTTATGATGGTGATGCAAATAAAAATTTCCTGTGGCCTAAAGGTTTTTTAACTGCATTTAAAAAGCTTCCAACTGTAACAGGGAAAAACAAGCAATTTCAACAGCGTGATATTATTCGCCGTAGGATTGAAACCGTGCGGATGCTGAGAAACCGAGTAGCCCATAATGAGCCAATTTGGAAGGATGCTGATAGCGATGATATTGCAGATATCATTCAAAAACTTCAAGAAAAGGTTAATGTTATTTTAGAACTGACATTTTGGATATCCCCTGCATTGAATAACTTCATAAAAAACAGTTCGATAAAACACCGTCTTGACATGATGCTTTGTGAACATGAAATAAAGAATGCATTGTATAGAAATGCCGCGTTGGATATATCAGACATCGCTACTTTGAATCAAACACTTACGGATAGCAAAAGCAGTACAACACGAGTACTAATAAAAAGCGACGGAATGGATGGGATTTTATTTTCCAAGAAAAACAGATTCAATTAAAATGAATAGTCCTGCCTTCCAGCAACTGGACTACAAATGTTCTTGCTGAAGATCGTGGGGCTCATTCTTCACTTTTCGCCATATCTATTGATCGGACCAGATTGCTGAGCTGGGCACGTATTGACAATTTGTAAACACAATAAACCACTTCACCGAGCTTTGTCTGCACTCCATAAATTAACATATCGAAACGTAAGCAACGTCCGTTCCTGGCACATAGCGGACCAAGCTTAATGAGAAAATTCATCGAACCCTAATAAGATCTGAATACCTTGTAGTGTACCGGGGCGACAACATGTCACGCTTCATCTGCCACTGCTGCTGAATGCCCTGTCCTGCAAAATACAGCGTCCCACGCCCGTCCTTCGCGTTGAGCTTATCCAGTACCGCCATCAGCTTTTCACTGTCCGCGCGCGGCGCGTTGTCGTCAAACAGATTGAGCTGCGCGACGCCCTGACTGAAAAAGTCGCCAAGCATTACACCTGCTTTTTGATAGCGGTGCCCATCTTTCCATATTGCGTCCAGGCAGCGCGTTGCCGCGCCAATTATGTCGCGGCTGTCCTGCGTGGGCGTGAGTAGCTTTACCGATGCGCTGTTGCCGTAATACGGCTCGTTTAACGCAAACGGGCTGGTCTTAACGAATGAGGAGATAAACCGGCAATACTGATGCTCACCGCGTAGCTTCTCTGCCGCCCTGCTTGCGTAGCTGCATATCGCCTGGCGCATTTCATCGTAGTCGGTGATTCGTCCACCAAAAGAACGTGAGCAGACAATCTCCTGCTTTGCTGGCGCAAACTCCTCGAGATCGAGACACGGCTCGCCGCGCAGTTCGCGCACTGTTCGCTCAAGCACGACATTAAAATGCTTGCGGATAATCCAGGTACTTTGCTCTGAGAGCTCAAGCGCGGTTTTAATGCCAAGGGCGTTCAGCTTCTTACTGATTCTCCGCCCTACGCCCCAGACATCCTCAACCGGAACAAGAGCAAGCAGCCTCCGCTGGCGGTCGATGTTGGACAAATCAACCACGCCGCCGGTCTGCCGCTGCCACTTTTTTGCAGCGTGGTTGGCCAGCTTCGCCAGGGTTTTAGTTTGCGCTATGCCGACGCCGACAGTCAGGTGAGTACGCTTCAGCACGGTTGCGCGTATCTCGCGCCCAAAGTCAGTTAAATCACGGCAATTACGCACGCCGGTCAGGTCGCAAAAGGCTTCATCGATTGAGTATATTTCCACGCGAGGGCTCATCTCTTCCAGGGTTGTCATCACCCTGTTTGACATGTCCGCGTACAACTCGTAATTGCTGCTGAATGCGACGATACCGTGGCGCCGGAACGCCTCTTTCTGCTTGAAGTAAGGCTCTCCCATCACTACAAAAGGTTTCGCTTCCGCGCTGCGGGCAATCACACAGCCGTCGTTATTCGAAAGAACGACGACTGGCCGCCCCTTCAAATCAGGCCGAAAGACGGTTTCGCACGACGCGTAAAAGCTGTTCACATCGCACAGCGCAAACATGATCAGCTTGCCGGTTTGACGATAAAAGTCACGACACCGAAGATGTCGAGCGTGTCTTCACTCGTCACACGAATCGGACTATAAGCGCTATTCATTGGGTTGAGCTGAATGGTTGGTCTGAGCTGGAGGCGCTTCACAGTGAATTCGCCATCGACCGCCGCGATCACAATATCGCCGTGCTGCGCGGTGCGCGAACTATCAACCACCAGCAGATCTCCGTCGCTGATTCCACCATCAATCATGGAATCCCCCGCAGCTTTGACGAAATACGTTGCGCTGGGGCGCTGCACAAGGAGTTCGTTAAGGTCAATTCGCTGCTCAACATAATCCGCTGCCGGGCTGGGAAACCCGCACTGAACAAGGTCGCTGAAGAGCGGGAGCGCGACAACTGCGCGCGGAAAATCTGCTGGTTTAATGAATTGCATAGTGTAGCCCTGCTTAATACTGTTTTTATATACAGTAGATTTATTAATTGCAGGGATCAAGATCCTGACGGCAACTGTTTAACAACCCCCTCTAATTCTTCGATTTTTAATATGGCCACTTTCAGCGCCAGCAGGGCATCAAGCAGGAGGACATTGGTATCCAGTGCCAGCGTGCTGGTGTCGTCAAAGAAGTTCGGTACCTCTTTCACATAGTCTGCATCAATCTCACGAACGTCCTGAGCGATCACACCGCGCCGGACACGCTCTTTCTCATCGTCGTTGTAGATGAAAGAACACGGCATGATTTTTTTGATGTTCTCGTAAGACTGCAATCCGTCGCTATATTCAATGTCGCGCTTAAGGTTACGGTCTGATGTTGCCGCTTTTGTAAAAATGTACGATCCCGGCTGAGCACCTGAACCGCTACAGGCAAGGTCTCCGGACGACATGGAAAATGACCAGATTCTGGCACCAAAATTTGTGTCATTCGCGGTTTGCATCAAAATTGTTGCGGGCCATGTTGCCGTTCCCGTGCCAAGCGCCCCAAGCCCAGTACATAACTCATAACCACTGCCATTGTTATATTTGTACGAATGGGCGAATACCGCATTAACGCCACCTGAATCAATGGTTATCCCTTGTTTGTATCCCGCACCATTAAGCGCATTAAGATAACTACCAACGGTGCCGGCGGAACTGGCTAACTTTCCGTTTACTGTCACATCGCTGCTGATAGTCCCGCCTGATTTTCCGTTGACGGTACCAAGCCGCGAATCATCACCAGCTGCAACTGTTCCGAATGTAGTTCCAACATTGAGAGCTGCCGCGTTTCCCAGCGAACTTTTATCAGCCTTGCCGTCCAGTGCTGTTTTATCGGCCTTGCTGGCTAAAGACGTTGCCAGGCTGTTCCATGTCGGGCCTGTAAAAGATGTGCCGTCGGGAATTTTTATCGTGGCAGTGCCACTGCCAGTAAAGATTTGCTGCCAGTTCTGTTTGTCGTAATTCAGGCCTCGCAGCGCTTCAGCACTCTGCGCCACCAGCGCGGCGGTAACCAGGTTCATTGCGACACGGGGCACGGCATACCAGGCGGCGCCAGCCTGCGTTGGCCCGGTGTAATTGCTGACGAGCGTCAGGGCAGTTGTGCTGTCCACCGTTTTCACCGGCAGCGTGTAAGGGATGCCGCCTACCGTAACCACAATAAAATCGGCTGCAGCAAGTTCAGTGGTGAACGAAGTGCCACTACCGGACACAGAGGCAGAATTATTCGTAAGGGTTAAGGTTCCTGCGGACATATGAACTCCAGGCAATAAAAAACCCGGCGCGCTGGCCGGGTGCGGTTAATACATTGATGGGATGCAGGGAATGCTGATAGTCGTCAGCCGCTGACCGACAACCGAATATCTGTCAGTCCATGTTGCGGTTGTGCGTCCCCGACCGCATCTGACCGAGTTTCCGGAACGAACAAGCCCCGCCCATTTCAGGTAGTCCCATCCTCCGGATGTCCTGCTGTCGTAACCGTACCGGCCAAGCATGATCATGCTGTCGCCGATATCCGTCCAGTTCCATGACGGAACAAACGAGGCGTTACGGTAAACAAAGGGGCGCCGGGTAGTAGAAAAGACACAGGTACCGTTTTTGAAAATGTTGAAGCCTGTCCCCGGTGTGGGGATCATTCCACTGGCGAAAATGGCTATCTGAAGAGTTACCGTGGCCGCGACATCAACACCATCCCGCTCCTGATAGGCAGTGACAGTCGCACCATCAAAATCAATAACCACACCGTCAGCGCTCCACTTCGCGAACACCAGATACTGATCGCGGGAAACGCCCGTATCCGGTGTGGCCCAGCTTCCTGTAAACGTCACGGTTCCTCGCCAGACACAGGAGCCCACCATTGTTGCATCCGTTATCGACAGAAAATCGGTGCTGTCCTGAATCAACAGCCCCTGCCCCTGCGATGCCGGGAGGATTTGCCATACTGCCGAACTGAAAGAGCGAACCCGGTTCCATCCATCACTCCACCAGGTGTTCAGGGTGATGACGTTGCCGGATACGGAATAACCGGACAACATGCCGATCGTCGGAATAAGGTTGGTTCCCCTGTACATCATGAAGACCGTATTCCTTGGCATCAGCACAAGCTGGCTTCCGTCCACATAGTTTGGGATCTGGTACTGATTAACATCCCATTGTTCAGGGATAACCATGCTGTACGAAGGACAGCGAAGACCGGCTGTAATTTCCATGCGCGGCCCGCCGTCATTCAGGTCGATAAGTAAACCTTCAGGCATCACCATTTCCCCACGCGAATCATGCCGCCACCGGTCAGGTTAACGGTAAGGCCATTGTCATCGAGCACCACGGTGTTATTCGTCCCGTTGAAGGAGAACTGACCGCTGGTTGCATAGACCTTCCCATGAAATTCCGCATCGCCGCCTTTCCCGAGCCGCCAGCCGCTGACGCCTGGCACGTAGTTCGACGACTGGAGCGTATCCGTGATTTTGGCGAAATCAATGGATGCCTCCTGTATCAGTACGCTCCTGATAAATACCTGGCCGTTGTAAACAAAGAACGCGGCCTGCCAGTTGCCGGGATTATTCCCGGAATAAACACCGAACTGGTCAGCGGCGACAACGACCGTCGATTTGTAGGCGCTGCCGTCTGGTTCTATCGACATGCCAAACCCGGCGCTGTACTTCACGCCATTGCGGACAATGCCGAGGTTAGTGACGTAAGACGCTTTCGCTGTCCCGTCGATATTAACTTCAGCGGTCATTTTCTGATTAACGGCAGCAACGAGGCTTCCTGCCGGACCTATCTGCGCCTGTACGTAAGTTGACAGGTCGGCCAGCCCTTTTTCGTTACTGGCAACCGTCGTCTTCACAACAAGAATATCGGCCCGCACCTCACCATATTGCTGATACTGGTGCTCAACGGTGCCATGCACCGCCAGCGCATTCTGCATAGCGGCCTCAAGGTTGGTATCCACTCCCTCCTTGATATTCTGGAACGCATCGGAATTCTGTATACCTTCATCAATGATGTCGATCAGGCTGCCCGTATCCATTGAGCATTCAGCGGCGACAGTCACAAACGCTGATGTGCCGAAGGCGTTTATGGTCCGGATGTACCAGTAATAGGTATGCCCGACTTTGAGATCGTGTTTCGTCCAGGTCGTGCCGATACCTTCCCGCGTGGCGCCATTTTCCACCGTTATATCGCTGGCGTTAGGCAGCGGTGTTTCTCCTGACGTCCAGAAATCAAACTGTGTGGAAACGTTGACCAGATCAGCCAGCCGCGGGATCAGTGTGATGGCAAAGAACCCCTGTTCGATATCCACCCGCGACGGCGGTGGCGGTGCCTGAATATTAAATTCGAGGTATGCCTCCGGCGACTCCGCGCCCATCTGGTTAACAGCGATGACATGCGCGGTGTATGTGTTTCTCGGCAGCCCGGTCAGGCGGGTAAACGATCCGGGAACCTGCACAGACAAAACCGCCGTTCCGCCCTGGCGGATGATCACCTTGTTGTAGGCAAACTGTCCGACGTTCTGCCATGACAGCACACCCTGCACCACCTGCCCGATCTCCTCGACGGTGTATTTCAGATTTTGCGGCTGCACCACGCCGCCGACGGGTAACTGAGTGAACGGCGGGCGCACGATGGGTTTACCAATGGCATCCCCCCAAACGTCGGCGGTTTCCTGTTTGACTGTGAGTTGCACACCATTACTGATGCCAAACTTCCAGTCTGTCACGCGCATTTCAACGCCGGTGATGCCAAGCGACGGGAGGCTGACTTTCACATACATGCCGGGACGATAGCGGTAGCCGCTCAGGTTAAGCGGGATATTCATCGTGCGGGAAATGCGTGTGCGCTTCAGCCGGATATCCGCCAGGCGCTGCGCCTGAAATTCGGAGGTTACAAAGCGAAGCGGCATATCCTGCGATATCTCCACCCCATCCTCGGTTACCCATTCAGCAACCGATACAGACGGAAAATCGACCTCGGAATAACCCTGCAGCGGATCAACAAACGTTCCTTTAACGGTGTTAACCCGGTCTGTCTGAGCCACTTCCGGCATGATCTCAATATCACCGGCGATCTGATCTTCCGTGATGGTTTCTGTAGCCGGGCCGTAATATGCCCCGACCAGTATGCCGTGTTTACCCGCCGTGTACGTGGGTTCTCCGGCGCAACATACCAGCATGGCTTCAAGGATACTGGCCTTGTTTTCGCTGAGGTCAAACTCACCATTGAGCATGTAACGGCGTTCTGAGGTGCCATCGCCGTTAGCGACAATCTCATCGCTGATATTTGCCGCTTCCTGAAACTGATCCCAGTTGATATCGGTATCAGGCACTTTGAGATAGTTACGGTAATAGTCGAGAATGCACAGCGCGGCATTATTGCTGTAAGCCGTCTGCCCGGTGCGCGGGTCGTAAACCTTCCGCCCGAGTTTTTCGACCTTGATATTGGGGATACCTGCCGGGAACTTCTCGGCATTGAATTTCATGGAAATACGTAACCATGAAATGCCCTTACCGATCATGTCCGCTTTCCACGACGGGCAGTTAGCCAGCATGAACGGATCGGCGGTCTGCCGGTCAATGTGTACCTCATGCGTGACGCTATCACCGAACGTGCCAATATCATCATCGGAAAGATAGATCGCGCCCGTTCCGGAAATGGGATGCCCGGCGAGCGTGATCGCCATATGCAGCCACTCGCCATCTGTCTGGGAGCCAGGCTGCTCTTCTGAAAAGAAAAGCGTACCGGCTGACATTGTACGACCGTAAACCACGGTTTTCGGGCTGGCGGCGGCACGCAGCACCTGCTTGCGCTCAGAGGTGTCGCGATACGCGTCAAGCGACGGTTTCTTTGTCATCAGCTGGGTTGCCACCTGCGCGGCCACCGTAATGGCGATGCCTATGGCATAGTAGCCCTGAGCCGCGGCGGCACCTGCAGCAACGGTTGCGATGATAGGGATCGCAGCTGGCATTATCGAACCCTCCACACACTCATTGGTTTCACCCGCAGGCTGACCAGCCCGGCGCTACCCGGTACCCACACCACACCGGAATAGACCACACCGGCGCACCGGGCGCCGTTATTCTCCACGACTGCAATATCCCCGCGCTGCGCCAGTTTCACCGGCACTTCATCAAGGAATCTGGCGAGCACCTTTTCCAGCGTTCCGCCGTTGCGCAGCAACACTTTTTTGGCACCCGTCTCCGTGTGGTAAGTGCCGCGCAGATCAGCTGCAAAGTCCTCGCCGCACATCGCCAGGGCGCAGTCAGCCGAAAAAAGACAGCAGTCATTTTCACCCCATGAAAAAGGCCGCTTTTCAGCGGCCTTCATCACGGCGATTAATCGATTATGCCAGTCTGGATGCTTCATGCGTCCTCACGAATAAGTAAAGCCCGGAGCATCTTTCTTGCTGCCCCAGTAGATTGAACGCTCCGCCATCTGCGCCACGTAACGGAAAATACGGTCACCCGGTTGCGCAGCCTGGTGGGATTCATCGGTATAACGATCAGGAAACGGGCGCTGCCAGTCCTCAAAGATATTGCTGACGGTGTACTGCAGGGCGTTCGTTTCCCCGGCGGTGGCACCCGTACTTGATACTTTGCCCTGAAAAATCATATCCGCCGCGCGCACCACGCCGCTGTCGTCCATAACGACAAGGTAGATATTCGCCTGCCTGCCAACACACCGCTCATTGAGCGTGGTGGCAAACAACGAAAGATCCAGTCCGGAAAGCGTAAGTTTTAGCTGCGCCGGGCTGGTCGAATTGGTTTCATCCACATTATCAACCGCCCCCATTTTTCCCATGCCGTAATACACAAAACCGTTCAGGACAATCGTGCCGGTACCGGAATGTACAAAGACGGTGCCCGATTCAAACTGTATATTCGCGGCGATCACCGCCGTCACCCGGTCGCGTGACAGCCAGTCCACCATCGCATCAGAAAACGGGGAATACAGCATTAAAACGCCTCCTCAAACTCAAGGGTGTAACTGGTAAAACCGCCGGGTATCCGGCTGCCTGCCCCCTGCTGATTGTCCTTCAGCTTAAAGATGCCGTAAGGGTTAGCCACTTCAATCAAGGCGTTTGCCGGTGGCGAAATACGGAGCATTGGCGCTATCGGGATAATCGCCGTCATATCCGCCGCGCTGGTCACATCTGCTGTGACCATTTTCAGTTCGTCGTTAACAGTGATGTAATCCCCGGCGCGCAGCACTATCACACCCGCCGTCCAGCCTTTGCTGTGTAACTCCGTGCCGGTCTGGTTTGCATCAGAAACGGTCGGGGTTCCCGCTGGCGTTCTTCCCGGCCTCCCCCAGTCACGGATTTTAACCCGGCCATACTCGCCATCGAGTGACGCGATAAGCGCATCAACGCGCCGTGATTTCTCGTCGGTGAGGTTGGTCAGCGTCAGGGAGCATACCCAGCGGGTACCGGGATAACGGACGGTCTGTGAAGCACCGTTGAAAGGGGATCGAAATGTTTTGGTGTTGCTCTCCGGGCGCCATGTCAGCGCTGCGGGACAGACATCAGCAGGCCATTCAACAGCCATAATCACTCCTTACTAAACGTTCAGCAAACGGCGCGCCTGCCCGCGGGTCTGGAAGTCCTGAAGGAGTTCCTGCCTTGCCTGTTTCGCGCCATCCTGTGCCCCCTGCCGTGCGGCTTCCTGCATGGCCTGTTTAAGCGCGGCGTCACCATTCCCGGAAATACTGAAATGCTGATGAATAACCGTATTGCCACCACCGGAGTTAGCCCCCTGAGCGCCAACCATTCTGACACCAAGGGAACCATCAGCAGAGCGGGTTAGCGGCATGATGGCTTCCGGCCCGGCCTCGCCCATCAGCCCGGCTCCCTTTGCAAAGGCAAAATAGGTCGGGGTATTCACCACGCTGTTGCTGTACGCACTCAGGCTTTCGGATGCATAGACGCCGCCTTTCGCATTTGGCCGGAAAGATGGCACGGCGAAAGACTGGCCAGCACCGGCTGAGGATCCGGAACTGCCGCCACCAAATAAACCGCCGAACATTCCGCCAATCGACGAGAAGAGACCGCCGGAACTGGATGCGGATTTCAGGCTATCCACCAGCATGGCGTTAAGGAGAATTTTTTGCATAGACTGGAGCACGCTTGACGCCCAGTTGTCCCAGTCGACTTTATTCCCTGCCAGCGCATCTGAGATATTCCCGACCAGACCAGTCATCGAGTTATTCACCAGATCAGCGGTCTGTGTTGCTGTTGCCGAGGCATCCTCCATCCAGTTGTTAATCCCTTTACTGAATCCGCTGCGCCAGTCAGCTTCGGATTCGGCGATCGCCTTATATTTGTTATCCAGTTCAGTCAGTGCCGCGCTACGGGCTGCAATAGCCTGAGCGCCGCCGTCGGTTCTGGAAAACACACGCTCAACCTGCTGGGTTTCCTCATAGCGTTGCTTCTGCCGATCGCTCATGCCGGAGGTATCAGTCGCCAGCGACGCATCGTCACGGAATTTTCGGGCAGCTTCAGTCAGGTCTTTTAACGCATCGGCCTGCTCACGCACTTTCTTAACGTGATCATCTGCCAGTTGCGTTAGTCGGGCGAGTTCTGCGGCCTGCCCCTGAATAGCCTTACGCTGCTCATCAGTCCATTTTGCGCCAGTCTGGTTTGCTGCAGCGTAGAGTTCAGCCGCCTGCTCACCTTCGGTAGCCCTGACTTTTTGCACCTCGATGGCCACACTCAAATCTGCCAGTTTTCGGCTGTACTGCTCTGCCTGGCTGGCAGCTTCCCTGTCTGATTTATTTTGCGCATTGGTGGCAGCCGTTGCATCTTTCTTAGCCTGCGCTGCTGCCGCATCTTTTTTCGCTGCCTGATCCTTGTTGTAGATATAGGTGGTATAGAGCGCGCCGGTAAGCTTGAGATCCTCCGCCTCATAAACATGTTGCTGATGAAGTTTCGCCAGACCATCCATACTCGCCAGCACGTTATCACGCTGCACTTTATCCAGCGCGGTCTGCTGTTGAGGAGTGGCTTTCGCCATTGATACCACCGGACCTGCGTACTGCGGAGGCGTGGCGCCAGCAGTAGCTGACATGGATCGGTTTAGAAGGTCATATGCACCTTTCAGAATGGAAACGGCTCCAGCCTGCTCGACAGCTTTTTGCGATGCCAGATCACTGGCCTGGTTAACCAGTTTCTGTGTGGCTTCGACTTTTGACGCTGCCTGCTCGCGTTCATATTCAAGCTTATTAAGTTGCCCGGTCAGCTCGATATTTTTGGCGGTAATGTCTTCCTGATCCATGAAAGTATTCAGGCGGGTCAGCCGCGGCGACTTAATGTAACTTTCCTGTATTTGCGCCAGTGCGGCCTGACTGTCCTTTACCTTCCTGATCTGCTCATCTAAATCCGCCAGATCTTTCTTCTGCGCAGCCAGTGAGGTGCTGGCGTCAACCGCAGTTGAGCGCAGCCCGGCAACAGACATTTTTTGAAGCTTCTTATTGATATCATCGAGGTTGTCTGCAAAAGCAACGGCCTCTTTGTGCACCTGCTGGGTATGCTCATAAAGACCATACATCGCAGCACCAGCGCCAATGATAAGACCAGGCCAGCCGCCAAGGACACCAAGCACACCGGATCCAATGCGAGACATTGCTGATGCGCTGTTGGTGAGGTTGTTAACAGCGCCGCTACGGGCAGATAGTGCGTTCCCAAGGCCAGCCTGCGCTGTACTCAAATTACGTTCCGCAACAATCTGAGCCTCAATTGATACTGCTGCCGCTTTTGCCTGTTGAGCACGATATACAGCCTGCCGCGCAGCAGCAACACTAACCTGAGCACCTCTCACCTGCGCCTGCGCCAGGGCAACTTCGGCGGCAGTGTTTTTTAGGATCTCACTTGTGGCGCTGGCTACGCTGCCAACCATATTGCCAAAGAAACGAGCCAGGCCGATCCCAACCAGCACGCCCGCTGTATTAGCAACGGTATCGATATTTTTCGCCAGCCCGTCAAGAATGCCGGACAGGGTTGATGAGGCGCCAACGGCATTGTTGGCACCGCCAACCCACGCCATAAACGCGTTTTCAACCTTCTGCGCAGAACCGCTGATACTGGCAGGAAGCGTGTCGAACTCCTTGCGCAGCAGCTCAACATTGGTCAGCAACGGCATGATTTTTTCGGTGGTCAACTGGCCGTTATTTGCCATATTGCGCAGGCCGCCGACGGTCGTGCCAAGCCCATCAGCAAGTAATTTTGCGAGACGTCCGCCGCTCTCCATAATCGCGTTAAATTCTTCACCACGAAGCACGCCTGAACCCAGCGCCTGGCTGAGTTGGGTGATCACTGAACTGGCCTCCTCTGTACTGGCACCGGACAGTGTCAGGGAGGTAGCAACCGTCTCGGTCACTTTAGCCACATCAGCAGAGGCGTACCCGGCATCGCGAAGAGAAGCGGCAATGCGAGAATAAAGGTTTGCGTTCGCCTCAAAAGAGGTACCTGTACGCTGGCTTATATCCATCAGGGTGCGCTGGGATTGGGCGAAATCATCAGAGCCAGTGGAAGCCAGTCGAAGACGACCGTTTAGTTGGTTCCATGTATCGGCGTAATGAACAAGTTGCCCGGTGGCAAATGCCCCCGCGAATGCACCAGCAACCCCCGTCGCCGTAGCCTTAACAGAAGCTAGTTCACTATTCAATGCAGCAATCGAGCGCTGGGTTTCGCGCGTGGCGGCTGCCGCTTTTTTACCGCCCCCCTCCATAGTTTTGTAATAGTCCGCCCCCATGCGCGAGGCGCGGGCAATTTCAGACTGGAATGAACTGGAGTTTGCTGAAATTTTGATAATCAGTTCGCGGAGTGTCGCCATATTTCACCCATAAAAAAACCCCGCATGAACGGGGTTTTTGTCATTTTAATTATCAGAGGAGCCCAGCTTTTTTCCTGGCCTCTTCCAGATAATCTTCATCTGATTTTTCGACTAACGGTTTGTTCGTGGTAGATAAATCACTTCCGCAGTGTTTACATTTTATTGCTTCGCTTTTAATTAACTCTGCGCAATAGGGACACTTCTTCATACCCTCAGCAAGTTTTTCTTTTTCCTCAAACTCGATATCTTTTTTTATTACCAGTGAGTGTACTAAAGCGACAATAAAAAGCAGTGCTCCGTAAATCCACCATGCAAAAAAAGAACGCCCTTTGCTCTGAGCAATCAACGCCGGAATAACCCCAATCATTGCTGCTAAAAGAAAAAATTCCATGACCAGTTCCTTTTGCTTTTCATTGGGTATAATCCTAACAGCAGTAACATTTGCTATCAAAGATTCTCCATCCACGTTTCTAACTCGCTGATTTCCTCTGTTTCATCCTGCTGGCCGAACTTGAGGATCAGATCCTTAATCTCGTATTTACCGCCCTGCGAGTTGAGTGTGGCCATGGCAATCTGTGCCGCCTGAGCATCACCGCGCCAGTCGCCGATTGGGCTGATACGATCGTAGGCAATCCACATCTTAAGCTCGCTGGCGGTAATGCTATGTCGCAGTTCATGAAACGTTCTTCCCAGCCGGAGTGCCAGCGACATCAGAAAGAACGTCAGCGGTTCCTTTACTTTTTTTCCGCTTCGTCCTGTGTAATACCCAGATCAAGAGCCTGGCGCAGCAGGCGGGCATGTACAGGGCCATAAATTTCTGCAACGGTGGCCCGGTCATCTTCACTGAAAACGCGGTTGCCGGTTTCATCAAGCAGAACATCAAGGAAAAGGATCACATCTGCTTCCTTGTTTCTAATGAATTTCTCGGTTTCAGAAAGCGGCTTTTTATCATCATCCGGTGTGTCGCCAACGAACTCGCGGAAAGTCGCCCATGCTTCACCGGATGGCTCACGAAGGATGACTTTCGCCCCGCCCCATTCGTTAACGGTGACAGTTTTGGTTCGAAAGGCGGTGGCCGCCGTCAGCGCCAGCGCGCGCAAAGAAGGTTTTGGGTTGCTCATTATTTTTTCTCAGAATGGATAATGAAAAGAAAGCGGCCTGAGCCGCTTAGGATCAGGAACCAGGGTTGGCAATGATGCGTTTTGGTTTGCCACGAACGCGCAGCGAATAGGTGGCGTTAACGACCGCTGATGTGCCCGCTGTCCATGAGCTCTGGCGTACCTCGAAGAGGATGTAAAAGCCATTACCAGACGGGAAAACGATTCGCATAGCGCGAAGCTCGTCATTCTCGTAAGCGGTCTGCAAAGCAAGTTGTGCCTCTTCGTCGCCAACCCAGTTACGGCTGATGGACATTTCCGCAGGCGCGGCCAGACCGTTGGTCTGCTCCTGCTCCAGTGAACAAAGCGTGGTGACATCAATGTCGCCCTTCTGCCCGCCGGTAAAGCTGATTTCTTTGGTGGCGCACTCTGCCACCAGAAAATTCACACCGACGCCGGGGAAGCCCGAAGACTGAAAATCCTCGGCGGTTACCGGGGCAGCAGAAATTCCGATCTGTGTGCCTTTCGTTGTTTCATATTTGCTGGTCATGTTTGCTCCAGACATAAAAAAACCGCCTGGCGGCGGTCGTTGGGGTTAAAGGTTGGGCTATTTAATCGAGGGTATGAATTTCAAGCGTTGCGCGGTGTAGCCCGGTGTCTGGCTCATATCCGCCGGTTTTACTCATCTGTGTTAATCCCAGCGGCTGGAGCGCGGTAATCAACTGCTCGCGCAGCGCTCTTGACTCATCAACGGTACGGGAATAGACATCGACCTGAAGCGCGGTATTTTCTTCGGCCGGGCCGCAAAAGGTGTCGCCATAAACCTGATCCACAAGCATGAAGGTGATCCACGGCGGTGAAATGGATGACTGGCCCTGCGGGGTAAGTGGCGCAACATAGGGGTAAACCTGCCCACCTGCCAGCGCACTAATGAGAGAATAAACATCAGCCTCGGTCATTTTGACAGCACCTCATCAATCGCCTGATTCGCCCGCGCAAAAGCGGCATTTGCCGCATCTTCCTGCCTGGCATCATAGGCCGGGCGAATAAACGGAACGGGCGCCATATTCGACGTACCAAGCTCAACAAAACGCCAGTAGAAAGCGTTACGCGAATTGCTGGCTTTCATTGAATTATCACTGTTACCGGTGCGCGGATTCGTACCGCGAACATGCACACCGGATGTGATGTTGCCATTGCGATCTCGCTGCGTGATCACCACGATGTTTTTCTTCAGTTTCCCTTTACGAACCGGGGCACGCTTAACCGCTTCATCTTTAAAAATGGTGGCCGCCGCGCGCGTGGCATCGCGCATCACCTTGCGGTTTTCGGCTTTGCTGAGTACGGCGAGATCGTCCGATAAATCAAGTAAGCCGGAAAAATCCAGTTTCGTATCGATCACGGTTTCACCCCCTGCTTGCACAGGATTTCCAGCTGAGAGCCTTTTGAATCCGCAATAGGCGGCGCGGCAACATCAAGGATTTGGCCTTTGTAGGGACCGGTCAGCACCTTCAGTTTTGAAGCAGCGGTGATATCGGTACGGAAGCGAACCCATACGCGGATCGTTGCTTCGGCCATTTCAGCACCTGATGATATTTGCTCAAGCCCGCTGATACCTTTGATCTCGGCATGAATTTCGCTGCCATCATGCCAGACAACCTCAGGCTGACCAGACGGGGTTTTGATAGTGGTAAAATTAAGAATACGCACACGCTGGTTAAGTCTTCCCGCCTGCATGACACCTCCTACAGACCATAAATCCGGTGCGGCTGTAACAAAGCCTCCACCGCCAGTGGAATTTCGGAAGTGATATTGCCGATATTTACCGCTTCACGGTTGGCGTACCAGTGTCCAATCAGGAGCAGCATTGCTGTGCGGATATCGTCATCGAGCAGGAGACGATCAGCATCATCAGCAAAGCCCGGCTCATCACTGGTTTTGTAGAGCTTACGCCGTGTCCAGGTTTCAACATAGCGCGCCGCCGCGCCGGTGAAAATTTCAAGCAGGTTATCATCACCAGTAAAATCATCATCGATTCGGCAATGCCCGCGCACCACGGACAATTCAAGGAATTCCATCGACTCATCGCCTTAATAAAAGGCGGTCCGCAGGCCGCCGTATACCTTAGCTGCCGGAAGCGGCAGAAATAGAACCGTAGATGAACGATTCCGGGCGTTTCACCGCCAGTGCCAGACGTTCTTCACAACGAATTGAGATCATGTTTTTCTCGAAGTCGTCGGCGTTCTCGGTGGAAATCACCACGTTGGCATCTTCACGATCAAAGATCTGCGCACCGGCATTAAACGCCCCCGTCAGGAATTTACCGATGAACTGCTGGGCTTCGGTCGCCACTACCGGAAGCCCCCACAGCGTCGGGCCTGTCAGTGCTGCCGGGTTAGCCAGGATATAACGGCCCAGACTGTCTTTTGTCAGTTCAATCTTCGCCCAGTCAATGAAGTGCAGGACATGGCCGGAAGCAGGGAAACGGGCAAGCTGCGCCTGCAGCATGGCAAGACGCAGAATATCAATCCCGTTCTGATGCTCAACCTGAAACGCCGGATCAAACGCTGATGCCTGCGGGACGATGCCATGCAGGTGAGCGCCGCTGCCGTCGCCGAAAAGGATTTCCTGCTCTTCGGCATATTTCAGGCCGTAACGCATTTCGGCATCAATGGTCGACTGCAACTGCGCGAAATCGTCCAGGATCTGTTTGGAGGCTTTGAACATATGCGCGATGGTAGTCACCGGCGTGATTTTGGTGGCGAATTCAATATCGCTGTACGGTTTGGCCGTATTCTCCGGAACAACCTTCGCGTTGTTGGTGAAACCAGTCTGTTGCACCCAGAAAATAGCCGGTGAGGTGGTACGCCCGGGCGCAATCAGGTCGCGAATGAAAAGACGCTGTTTCGGCGCGGTATCAATCCCCGGCAGTCGCTGCGGCTCGACAACGCGATCCGGCAGGTCAGGGGAAGTGATCGCGGCCTTCACCGGAACGCTGACACGTTTGCCACCTTCCACGCTGGCGGCAAAGGCTTTTAACGCCTCGGAAGAAATCACCTGTTTGCCGACGGTTTCAATAACGGTTTTTGCATTTGCCAGCGGCATCTGCGCAACCTGCTGCTCCAGATCACCCAGGGCGGCTTTCAGGGTTTTCTCAGCCTCTTTAAGGGCGTTAAATTCAGAAGCCATCTTATCGACGGTTTCTTTGGTTTCAGCAGACAACTGCCCGGTTTTCTTTGCTTCGGTCAGTGCTTCTTCTGCTTTGGCGTTAAATTTGCCGGTGGCCTCTTCAATGCTGGCAGTAACTTTTTTCAGAATTTCGTTTACTTCGGACATAGCGGATCCTTATTTGACTAACGCAGACAGGGCGTTTTCAAGTGATGAGAGTGTTTCGGGTTTAATGTCGTCGGCAGCGCCCGGCGTACCGTCAGGAGTGGTGGCAGCGCCAGACATGCCACCGGCTAAGGCTTTAATGAGTTTCCGGCGCTCAGCGCGCGGGGTGTTGGTTTTCGCCAGCAGGGCATCGAGCTTGCGCAGCGCCGCAGAGGGTGACTCATCATCGGCGGCAATTTCATCGGCGGAGAGAAGGCTGTCGGCAAACCCTTTATCAACGGCCTCGCTGCCGCCAATGTAGGTTTCGCCGTCCATCATGGCTTCGACTTCCGTCGTGTTCATGCCGCTGCGCGCCGAGTAGATGTCGGCCATTGCTTTATCAAACGGCTCCATTTCCGTCGCAATTTTTGCCAGGTCATGGCGATTACCCATCGCGACAACCCAGCAGTTGTGGATCATCAGGAAAGCGCCCCGCCCGATTTGAACGTCATCGCCAGCCATCGCAATGATGGACGCGGCGGACGCAGCCAGGCCCAGCACCTTCACGGTGACTTTGCCTTCGTATTCGCGCAGCAGGTTATAAATCGCCAGGCCTTCAAACATATCGCCGCCAGGAGAGTTGATGTTCACGGTTACCGCGGCGCCATTCATTGACCGCAGCGCACCAGCAATACGGCTGGCAGAAACACCGTCTCCCCAGTAATCCTTCCCGATCACGTCAAAAATCGAGATGCTGTTGTCATCACTGCCTGCAGCACGAATGCCACCGTCCCAGCGCTCCAGTGCAGATGCCGGGAGATCCGGTTTTTCGCGCGCAAAAGGCCGCCCCTCCGGTGCCGCCGGAAGGCTTCTGATTGTCATGGGTTCTCCTAGGCCGCCTGTTTCAGCGGTGACTGTTCGAAAGGAATATCGGGGAAAATGTGGTTATGAAGACTACGCAACGCATAAGCCTGCGCTGCCGGGCCGTTCTGTCTGAGATCTTCCAGTGGCGTCAGGTTGAGTTGCACGGTGTAAATATCACCCCCCTCGATTGGCGGCATATTCTCCAGCCGGCGAACGTCGTTACGCGACATCCAGCCATTCTGCAGCGCACTGGTGTAGTACGCCGCTCGCCCGGCGCTGTCAGCACGCAACAGACCTTCAACACTGAACTCGGCAAAAACGTCCTCTTCACCGCCCAGCAGACACCGTGAAATTTCCTGCTCGATATTCACCAGTAACGGGCGCAGCGTGTGGGTCAGAAACTGGAGGTTCATGCCCTCCAGGCTGGATGCCCAGCTGCTTTGTTTGGTGGTGTGCCCGACCATGAAAGGCGGCACGCGAAACCAGCGGCAGATCTCTTCGATGCTGAATGAGCGGGACTCAAGCATCTGCGCGGCTTCAGGGTTCATGGTGACATTCTGATATTTAAGACCGCCTTCAAGCACCATGATTTTTCCGGCGTTTTTCGAGCCGGTAAACGCCTGCATGTAACCACGCAGGCGCTCACGCTGATCCTTGTCCAGTGCCTGCTCAGCGGAAAGAAAACCGGAACTCTGTAGCCCATTCTCGAAAATCTTGGCGGCGGACTCTTCCACCGCCATCGCGGCGCCAATCACATCGCGCCCGGCCATCATCGGCATCATGCCGCAGACGCCATCCAGGCCAAAGCCGCGGATATGCATCAGGTTCTTTTCCGGTATCACGCGCTGTTTGCCGTTTTCGGTATAGGTGTATTCCAGTCGCCCGGTATCCAGGCGTTTCACCACCATGTTCTGCGGAAGAAGCGGAACCAGTGAAACCAGCTTGTTGCCGATAAACAGCTTCTCAATGAAGGCGTTACCCCGCAGGCAAAGACTGGCCACCAGCATCAGCATAAAGCGCGACGGTGTCATTTCGAGATTAGGTTTCCGGCATAAAACCTGATAGACCTGATTGCCCTGTGCCAGCTTTCGAGAGCCATCTGCCTGCCGTTCGTAAATTTTCAGCGGCAGGGTTGAAATGGACTCGCTCAGCAACCGGACACAGGCCCATACCGCTGATAGCTGGATTGCTTTGTCAGCCGTCACCACCTTTCCGCTGCTGCTTGTGCCGTACCATTCCTGCCAGAACGTCCCGGTGGTAAGGCTGATGGGGACGCCCAACCAGTTGAGCAGAGCGCTTTTCACCCTGCCCGGCTGCTTATTTTTATTCATCAGAAACCTACCATGATGGGATTTTCAAAGAAGCCGTTAAGATCCTGCCGGGTCTCCGGCAACATGGCGCGACCAATATCCATGATCAGCGCAGTGGCACCGTCAATTTTGTTTTCGTTGTGCTCCTTTATGGGGCGAACAACGTCATCGTTGCCCGGCAGATGTTTACCCACCACGTTGGAAATACACCAGGTAAGAATGGGATGGCCATCGTGGTGAAAACGCCCCGCCTCGATTGCCGCTTCCAGTTCCTTCATCGGATCTGACATGTTGGTGTAGTTCTGAATGATGGTGATGGGGCTTAAACCTTCGTCGGCCAGATGATGCGAAAGGTTGGTTGCCCCGTGGGGGTCAATAGCGGATTCCTCCACCGGGTTTTGCCTGTTAGCCGCCTTTGCCTCTTCCAGAATGACGCGGTAATCAATTTCAGCGCCTTCGGTAATCTCAAGGTGCCCGCTGTTCACCCATTTCTGGAAACGTTCTGCGGTACGCTGCTGATCCGTATCCGTGCTGTAAACCGTGTCATACGGCACCCAGAAGCGTGGCGCCACGCAGTAGTAATGTCGTTTCCCGTCAATGTCGCGGGTGAAGAGTCTCACCATGCTGTTCATATCCAGTTTGCGCGCAAGGTCAAAAGCCAGATAGCAGGGCTGTCCCTCAAACTGCTCGAGTGTGAGAGTTTCATCCTCACAGTTGCGCCAGCTTACCAGGTTGAAGTATGCCGCGCGGGCTGACACCCAGATATTCAGGTGTTTTGTTTTGAACACGTTGGCCTGGCGCGCGTTATTCATAGCCCTTTTCTGCTGGCTGAGCAGGAAATCGCTGTAGACCGATACCCCCATGTTTGGGTTTGCCTTGCGGAGCACCGCCGGATCCGTCCAGTCATCGCCCTCATCTACGGTGTAGATCACACCGAAAAGCTCATCGTTCGGAACCGTGCCGTTAAGCATCTCAATCACTTCACGCCGCTTGTCGTAGCATGGCCCCTCGATGTTGTATCCCGCTGTAGTGATTGCCCACATCAGTGGCTGGCGCCGGGCACCCATGCCGGTCAGCATGGTGGTATAGAGCGCGTCGGTGTCATGTTCGTGGTATTCATCGACCACCGCGCAACTGGGCGATGAGCCGTCGCCGGGGTTCCCGATCAGGGGTTCAAAGCGGGCACCATCCTCCGGCCTGTTCATGTTTGAAGCGTTCACCTCGACGCCAAACGCATCACACAGCGCCGGGGTACGTTTGCACATCAGCCGGGCCGGGCGGAAAACCTCCCAGGCCTGTTTTTCTGTCGTGGCGCCGGAATACACCTCGGCGCCAAACTCGTCATCACAGGTAAAGCAATAAAGCGCCACCCCGGCAGATATCGCCGATTTGCCATTCTTGCGGGGGATCTCTGTATAAACCTCGCGGAAACGTCGCAGCTTAGTGCCTTTTATCACCCAGCCAAACGCCGAGCAGACGATAAAGAGTTGCCAGGGCTCAAGTGTTATTGGCATGCGTTTAAACGCCCATTCGCCCTTGGTATGCGGCAATAGCTGGATAAACTTTGCCGCCTTTTCTGCCAGATCCTTATCAAAGCGGTAACGGAATTTCCGGGTTTTCTCTTTTGCCAGATCATCAAGATGGCGCTGACAGGCGTCGATGACATACCGGCACGCCGTCACCCTGCCCCGCACGATGTCGCGGGCATACTGATTTGCGGCGTTCACGTTCGGGTAGGATTTACGGGTCATAAATTTTTGAATGGGTTATCAGACTGTTTTTTGTTTGCTCCAATAAGGCGCTGGCGACTGCTCGGGTCGAGCCCCAGCATCCCGCCAAATGATGCCATCTGGCGCATCGCCTCATTGAGCACCGTCAGTGCCGGGTTTTTTATCGGGCCGCCCATTGAGCCAGCCATGACAATCCCATGTACCTGAATATGCTCCTGCGCCTGACGGGAGTTCGAATAGGCGATGCAGAACATTTCAAGGTTATGCAGATCGGTAGCGCAGAGAACCTGCTGAGCACAAAGTTCTTTTGAAACCATGCGCCACATCGTCGCAGCGTTATCGTCCAGCCACTCCGGCGGCTCAACGCCAGTGATCGGCGTGAATGAAGGTTCAGTTTTGTTGAGGGCGCGCTTCCCCGGATTGCCCGCCAGCAACTTCCTTGCAACAGGCTTTGCCCGGCGCCCGGATCGCCCCGTCGCTCCAGCCATAGACGCTCCGGTTAATTTTTATATTTCGCGGGTGGAAAAATCTGACTGAGGCGGCGGTCCTTAGCAGGCAGCCCTCTGAACTTTTTCCCCTCCCTCCCCATTGATGAGAATCGATATCATTCACATTGATATAGTTGCAAATGCAATCAATTTATTGATATCTGTTCTCATTTGAATCTTTCTTGCCCCGTCTTCGAACGGTGGCATGACCAGCACAGGGCTTCGAGATTGGTCTGGTTGTCTGTGCCGCCGTTAGCTTTGGCAATGATATGGTCGACTGTCTTTGCCGGTGCTATCAGCCCATTACGCTTACAGTTCTGGCACAGATGTTTGTCGCGCTTCAGCACCTCAGCCCTGAGCACGTCCCACTTACTGCCATAGCCACGCTGGTGGCGGCTCTGACCGCGTTGGTGCTGTTGCCAGCCTTCGTTGCGGTGCTGGTCACAGTAACCTGATCGGTCTGTGGTTGTTCCAGAGCATCCGCGCTTGCGGCATGCTCGCGGTATCGCTGCTGGCATTAAGCAACCCTCCATGCGCGGCGCCGTTCCGTCCGCGCCTCACCATCGGGATGGCGCTCTACCGGTTCACCGTCAGCATGATCAACCAGTGACCAGCAGGGGTACACCACCGGCGCACCCCATGCATCACCCAGCGCGAAGTCAGCGGGCTTTTTGCTGTCCCAGCGTGCCAGCACCCTCGGCAGATGCTGAGGCGGCACGCTGTAACACACGCCATGAATGAGCTGCGGCAGCATGATGTAGTCGGCGCGCGTCCTGTCGGCGGCAATGAGCCGCTCGGCAATCTGCGCCTGATACTGAGGTGGACGGCCAGTGCCAAGATAGAAACTGATCAGGGAATCTGGGTGCTGCTCAACCCACCACATCGCACCTGAAAGAAGGTGATCTGTAGGCACTGCATCATCTTCAATAATCACTACCCTGCACGCCTGGCTTGCCGCCCATTCGAGCGCACGTCGGTGATTCCAGTTAGTGCCATGGTCACCTTCATCGAGCATAATCGTGGCTGCGAGTCTGTGCGCAAGGCGATTAGCACGGTCATAGCGGCTGTGATGGCCAACAACAATAAACTTCACTTGTGCTGCCACCATGCCACCTCTTTACCAATACCGTTTGTTTTAAAGACCGTATGCACTGCCGGACCGGTCACGATGCGATCACCAAAGCGTTTCGCCACAATGCCAAAGGCCAGCATGTCGCCGACGGCTGCCGGTGCTTTCTCTGTCTTCCAGAAGCGGTGACACTCCAGCAGGTAATACAGCCGCACAATGCCATGAGCAAAAGCCATCACGTCTTCACGCAGGCCGCCAAGCAGACCGGCATTAAGCATCACATCGTTACGGTGCTGGTCGATAAAGTCCTGATAGATGCGCTCCGGGTGATGCTGGCGCGCCCATGCATCGGCATAGGTCTTTGGCTCGGAGCCAACGTAAACCATACCCGGCACCATATCTGCCCACGGTTCGCGGAGCATTTCGACATCGGTACCGTCGGTACACCACACGAAGTGATACTCCGGATGATCGCGAAGGTGCTGCCAGATATGCAGCCACCGCCGGAAATAAATGTTCATCGCTACTTCCGGCACCTTGACTAGACTGGCACCGGGTGGTGCGCTGGTGAGCTGGTCTGCAAGCACTACCGCATCAGCGCCTTTGATAGATGCCGACCAGCGCTCGAGCATGCCGGGCTCGGCCGTCATACGCTCATTGCGCTGCGGGTCGGGCTGGCTGGTTAACAGCGTGGTGATCACAACATCATGCCGCTGGCGATACTCTGCATAGCCGGTATACCCGGTGTCGCGCCGCTCGTTGTGAATCTTGACGTTGCGTTTCACCTGCTCTTCCCGATCCGGGCGCGGTACCGAGCGTTCAACCTGTTCATGCTCGTCCAGCGAGTGAATTAGCTTTTCTGAGCCAACCACATCGGCGAACGCCCATGAGGTCAACCCGGCGTTGTGGATGCGCAGTGCCAGATCAGAATGTTCATACATGCCGCGACCGTAAATCGGATCAAAGCCGCCGACACGGTTAATCGCGCTGCGGTGGTAATAAAGCATCACACCACGCTGGCCTGAATAAGCGATATGCTGATCGTCGCGATATAGCACCGCAATATCGTTCAGCTTGCGCGCGCCAGCCAGATCGAGAAACTGATAACTCAAATGCAGCTCGGGTGATTCGATGTAAGGCAACCACCAGTTGTCAGCAATGGGCCAGGCGTCATCGTCCCAAAGAAACAGATGCTCGCAACCGGCATCCATCAGCGCAGCCAGGCTGGCATTCTTCGTTGCCACAATGCCCAGCGATTTTTCGTGCCGGATCAGCTTAACACCGTCAGGTACCGCTGCTGGTGGCTGTGAACCATCGTCAACGACAACCACCAGCGCGCCAGAGGGAAAATACTGGAGGTGATGCTCCAGCGACTGGCTTAGGACACCAGCACGGTTATGAGTGGAAATTGCGATGCCTATCCGTGAAGGAGATGCGCAGGCAGGTAAATACTGGACACCATCGATAGTGACCTGCATGTATGTTTCCTTTTTGGTATGAGCCTATCTCACGACAAAGCAACCTAAAGTGACGAATCGCCTAAGTTACGACTGAAATATATCGTTTAAGTGAGTGTGAGAGGCGAAAAAAAGCCACCGGCATATGCAGTGGCTCCAGCGTTGCAATTGGCGATTTTATAACTGCATTAAGGAAACTAGCTTTTTATTCATTTGCCCGAATTTATTTTCCAGCTTAATACCACAGTCGTCTATAAGCTTAAAACCTTCCTCGCTTCCGAGGCGATGATGAAGTACATCATCCTCTGCTTTATTAGAGATCTTAAAGAGTTTTTTAACTTCTAAGAGATCAGCCTCAAATGAGGGAAAGTAAAGATAAATAAGCGCTTCGAGTCGATCATGTACACCATTTTCAAGCTCAAGTGCAGCTGTACTGGTGTAGTAATCATGAAGGGTAATTTTGTTTAACAGCATGCTACGTCGATAAAGATGCAAATTACTTATAAATTTTGACCACTTTGAAATTAATATATGAAGTTCTTCCGTTTTTGACATCAAAAGTTTTTTCTTTTCTTTTTCGGCATCTTGCTGTGCCTGCTTTAAAAATCTTTTTTCAGCAAAATGATTAGCTAGAAATGCACCGCCAAAAGCACCAATCAACGCACCACTAACACCAAGCAGTGAGGTAATAATCTGAGTTTCCAAAGGTTCTTCCTATTGAATGATAACTGCAGATTATAATGCCATTTAATGATAAAAAGAGAAATATACAGTTTATAGGATTGTTATATCTTATTGTACGTATGCTCTTTGGGCTTTGTAATGGCTAACTGCCAGCTTCTGGACGCGCTTCAGCACGGCATGCCCACGCGCGGGCGTCCTGCATTTTGGTTCGTACAATAGCAAGACAACGGGCTGCTTCATGCGCTCAATATCGCCATCTGTTAACGTGCGGTAGCCTTTCACGGTGCTTCCGTCTTGCGGTTTTGCTTCATTAATGGTGTTACCTTACTCGGGGGTTGTTGGCGCAGGCTCTCGATATCACGAATGCCAGCGAAGTTGTTATTACCCTGATCGATGGTTGCAAGCAGCGGCCTAATCCACAGCACGGCCTGACAATATGTCAGCCCGCTGGTGGCAGCGGCACTATCATCGGCTGTGTCAGGCTGGCCGGGATCGGCGTGCATTGCGCTGGCACGTAAACGGTACGTGTATTCGAGCAGCCCGCGAGCAACGTCAGCAGGAACAGGCAGATCACAGGTTTTCTCACGGCGAAGAATCTCCCGGTATTCAATAACGGTTTTTTCGGCATCACCGGCTACTACGGCGTTTGCACTGGCTGCCAGTTGTGCCACCTGGTTAAACCGGTTGACGTTGAATGCCTGAGTGGCAATCACCTGCCCCTGCAGCGCGTTGTCACTCTTCAGGACGCGGTTATCGCTTTCGGCAGTGGACAGGTCAGCTTTTGCAAATGCCAGCAGCGCAGCCAGAACGGCAATAACAACCACTGCCGCAATTGATGCAATCGCAGTTATGCGGTTCATCACGCACCATCCAGGAATAACGCACGCTCTGCCTCACGGCGCCGGGTGAGCCCAGCCAGCACCTGCCCGCCAGCTTTGTTCCAGCGTAAGAACTCATCGGCGGCGCCGCGGTAATCGCCCGCATTTAGCTTCTTCAGCAGCGTTGAGGTGGAAAGCGACCGGGCACCGAGGTTGTAGGCGAAAGAAACCAGCGCATCGAACTGGCCCTGCGTGAGCTTCACTTTCACCAGCTTCGACACGTCGCTCTCGTAGCTCACCAGCCCGGTTCGCAACAGGCGCTCTGCCGTTTCCTCTTTGATGGTCATCCCTGCGCGTATTGGTTTGCCGTCAACCAGCTGCGTCCAGCCAAAACCTATGGTCCACACGCCCACGCTGTCCTGATAAGCCGTCAGCCGCAGACCTTCAAACTGTTTGATGAGCGCAATGCCCTTATCGCTGATCTGCATTATTCTGGCCTCAGTACGTGAAAAATCCGGGCTACGTTACCGCGCGCCGCGAACACAGCAGCGCAGATGATGAGATTCATCAGCACGGTCGCCCAGTGGACATGGAAATAGAAATCGAACATGAAACGGAATGGCACCGAGGCATAAGCCAGGATGATCAGATAAGCCAGCCATGACGCCCACCAGTTGTGTCGCCCGCCTGGCTTACGAAACATCATCAGGCGCAGAACGATAGCGGTACTGGTCACCACGTTGGTCAGCACCAGCGGATCACTTGTTACCATTTGTCCCTCCCCGCCACCTTTGCAGCAACGACAGTGGATCCTGCTCGCTGAAGAAGGTGAGCGTCTTAATCGCCACCGCGGAAAGCAAAACCGCGCCGAGCGCATCAAGCGGTTTATCACTGTAATGGGTGATGCTTGCCAGCATTGAACCCACCAGCCCGGAGCCGTACACGCCAGCGAAGTAAGAAACGATGAAGTAGGCCGAACGGCGAAGAATTGTCAGATCGGCAGCTGTGGCGACATAGAACACGGCACCAGCGAACGCACCGAACACAACGCCGTAATCGGTGCCGGTTAACAAGCCATACAAACTGGCACCGGTTAAAGCGCTTGCCGCCGCTGCGGAACCGGAAACAGGTTCGGACATTTAGCCCCCTCGTATATGCTGTGAGTCCTCTCAGAATGAGGGGAATAAAAAAGGCTGCCCGGAGGCAGCCCAAATTGCGGAACCCGATTAAACGGGTCTTTATGTTCCATTATCTTTCGTAAGCAACACTTCTGACACTTCGGTAACTGTCTGATCGAAGCGGTCTGTTTCAAGTTCAACACCGATCGCACGGCGGCCAAGTTTCACCGCTTCTTTGACCGTAGAGCCTGAGCCCATAAAGAAATCAGCGATCAGATCACCGGGTCTGCTGCTGGCGTTGATAATGTCCCTGAGCATGTCCGCAGGTTTTTCACACGGATGTTTTCCAGGGTAGAACTGCACTGGCTTGTATGTCCATACGTCCGTATACGGAACCGCCGCGGTGACAGCAAAGGGACGCCGTAGCGATTTGTATTCTTCCAGTAGCTCGCAGTATTTACGGCTAAGAGAATGGTATGTAGCCACCAGCTGATGGTGTGGCTGAACCAGCTCGCTCCGCTGTTGCTTCTCTGCCGCTATGCGCGTGAATAACATCTGCAACTTCAGGTAATCAGCTCCGCCCGGCAGTTGCCACTGGCTGACGCCGAACCAGTGCGAAACCATATTCTTCTTGCCGGTGGCGTCTGCAATTTCCTTTGCCGTCACGCCAAGTGATGCGCGGGCGCTCCGGAAATACTCAATCAGGGGAGCCATCAGGCTTTGCTTTAGCTCAGTCCCTTTCTGCTCATATCCGTCATCTTTAGGTCGGTACGGACCCAGATAATGTTCGGCGAAAAGAATCCGCTCAGTCGCTGGGAAGTAAGCCCGCAGACTTTCTTTATTGCAGCCGTTCCACCTTCCGGACGGCTTGGCCCAGATGATGTGATTCAGCACACTGAACCGGCGGTGCATCATCAGTTCGATATCTGCCGCAAGCCTGTGGCCGCAAAACAGATAGATGCTGCCCGATGGTTTGAGGACTCGCCAGAACTGCGCCAGGCAGCCATCGAGCCACTTTAAATAATCCTCGTCGCCTTTCCACTGATTGTCCCATCCATTCGGCTTTACCTTGAAGTAAGGCGGATCGGTAACAATCAGGTCAATTGAGTTATCAGGAAGGGTTGCGATGTAATGCAGGCAGTCAGCATTGATTAAATCAATACTGTTTAAATTTACAGTATTTTTCATGGATCAGTCAGCGGGACTCTGATAGGCTCACTATGCTTTTGCGCTAAAGCGGTGGGCCATGGTTCGCTTGTGACCTCAAACATGAGCGAATGGCTGGTCGGGTGCGACAACACCCACCAGCCGCCCATTTTCACAGCAGGAACCCCGTATTTAATACGGGACAATTAAAAGACCCGCCGAAGCGAGCCTTAAGATGTGTGGATTTATTTGCACGTTAACGCAGGGGATACCAGAGGTAGTAAATCACTTCTACATGCCGGGCACCATGACTGAGGGATGATCCTTCCATCGCCCATGTCTCTGTCGCCAAAATCCTCTAAACGATAAAAAACGTGATACCCAACTTTACCAGAACATTCAGGGCACGACTTATACACTTGCCCATCCTGGTTAATTTTGAGAGACCCACGCAAAGGTCTAGCACAACCGCTACATATACTCATACTCACTCCTTGCTGTGTGGAAACTCATTACTAGCAAGGAGAGGTACCGATTTCTATGATGTTAGTCACGACAGAAAAAGAAGCGTTAAGTGCGTGTCTAAGTGACCACTCTTAACACGTTAAATCATTTTTTGCGGACCGCGTTAATTTTTTTTATCATCTTTAAATCACTTATTAAAGGGACAATCTAAATGGGCTTGACATTTAATGTTCGTGATGAATACAAAAGAAAAGTTATTGCTGAAAATTTAACAAAACTTATTGATTCTTCAATGGATATCTCACCAACCGTCATAGACGGAAACTGGGGTACTGGTAAAACAGAATTTAGCTTAAAGCTTCTTGACTACATAACTGAAACCTATCCTGAGAAGAAAGTAATCTATATTGATGCATTTAAAGAGGATCATTGCGAAGATCCTTTGCTATCGGTCACAGCTGCGATCGCAGGCGCGCTACCGCAGCCAAAACAAAAAGCTCTTATACAAAAAGCCATTCCTGCTCTTAAATTTACAGGATCAACAGCATTAAAGGCTGTGGCTAGCTGGCTTCTTAAGCAAGAAGCGGGATCTGTGGCTGAGGATTTTCAGCAAGCCATGAAGGACACGAGCGATGCAGCAATTGACGGCGCGATGGAAAATCTGATTCAGGAGCATATAGATGCTGAAAGCAATGTTAATGCTTTAAAAGATAAAATCCGTGAGTTATCAACTGACAATCAAATCATTATTATTATTGATGAGCTTGATAGATGCCGCCCAACATTCTCTATTGATATGCTTGAGAAAATAAAACATATATTTGATATAGAGAATGTATATTTTATATTGATAACAAATCTTAACCAGCTGAAAGCGTCAGTTAATCATATATACGGGCACTCAGTTAACTCACAATCATATTTAGATAAATTTATAAAATATACTCTGACGTTGCCTGAAACTTTCAAGCCTGATGGATATACAATCACACATACCTCAGAGTCTCACTGGAAAGGACTTGCCGATAAAGCTACAGAACAAACCGCTAGCTGCCATCTGATGAAAGAACAAATTGCAGACCTACTTAGAGTAAGACCTTTGTCATTACGTGAAACAGAGACACTTTTCCGTTATTATTCAATCTTTCAAACTTTATCGCAAGACAAGATTAGTGAAAAAATGCTGTTTGCATGGAATTTAACAGTATTGACATCAATTTATCTATACTGCTTTGCAGAAAAAAATGCGATAACTAACTTCCCTTCGAAAAGCTCTGTTCTATCGCTGATTAATACTTTGAATATAAAAAATATCGATTTCAACGTAGATTACGGTTATAGAATCCCACAGTACTTCTTCGTAATTTACGGAATCTGCAAGGAAAACAATATCCCCTCTGGAGAACTCTTTAATCTTAATGAGCAGACTATAAAGAAAATTGACGAGTTCTATGAAAACCTTATAGAAAGGGGCTTTTCTCGATTTAATTTCGCAAAAACAGTCAAAGCAACATTTGATAAATTTTCTCTCATGTAAAAACATGGGTCCCTTGACGGGACCCATGTTTTATTTAATCTTCAAGATCTAATCTGATATCTAGAATGGACAAACAACCTTCTACAAATCCTTCAGCCATTTGTATTTCTATACGGATCAGCTTCTCATCTTTTCTTCGAGCCCGTGCTATGCTGCGCTTCGACATTCTATAAAGATAATGGGCAACTAATAGCGAATGCTCATATGGTCTTCTTTGCTTTAAACGGGCCAGGCATCCCTCGATCACTAGAGCATCATCATCTGTACATGAAAGACGAGACTTACCGGTGTTCGTAACTAACCCCTTAAATCCGGCGGCGATGGAGGAGTAGTCCACACCCGCACTATCGCTAGCTGCCCAAGCGCCCCACAGTTCTAGCACCTTTTGAATATCACGCATCAGTCATCTCCACTTTACACCAGCACGCCGATGGACAGCGCGCGATCTAAAAAACGAAACAACAGCACATGCTGGCTGCCATATTTTTCTTCAAATGCCACGGTGTCAGCATGCAACGCGTCGTGATGCGCTCTGCAAAGCGGGATCACAAACAGGTCGTGCGCCTTGGTACCCATTCCACCATTACCGTGGCCGATCAGGTGGTGGGGATCGTCTGCCGGGTTGTTGCAGCACATGCATTGCTGCGCCTTAACCCAGCGGGTGTACTTCTCGTTTTCCCAGCGGCGGCGCTTCGGGCGCAGCATGTAGGATTCAGGCGTCTCCGGATCGATGCGCAGCGCCAGCACCTGTTTAGCAACTTCCTCAACAATTTCCCGCGCCTGCGGCATTCCGGGCACCAGGTCAAGCTCACGCGTTACCGATTTAATGACCGGTTTAGGCATAAGTAGAACCTGCCGTGCGGCCTCCTCCGGCAGCGCGTCGGCGAGGCCGTAACGCGCTAGCCACCAGCAGAACTCCGGCAGCGTCAGTGAATGGGAGTCGTCGAAGCCAAGCTCACGGCGGGCGGTCGTGAGGATGTATGCAGCGCAATTTGCGCGGGCAATACCCGCCAGTTGCTCGGTACTGTGCTCCCGAAGGATGTTGTCGCAGTGCCAGCACAGCCGGATCGCGCCCGGCGCGTGCCGCATGGTTGTCATGTTCTCGTCATGCCAGCTTTCGTGTGGCCACTGGCACCTAGTACCGGATTCAAGCCAGCTTTCCAGGCCGTTGATGCCGCCAGCGCGGCGCAACACCGCTTCATTTTCGAATACGCCAGCCAGCGCCGGATCTGCCGCCAGCGGCTGCTCTGCTGGTGACAGTTCACCGCTCGGCATACCCGCCAGGCGCTCGGGTTCGTTCTCAAGCAACATACGCCCGCGGCGAAAATACGGCAGCAGGGAAACGCCCGGGCGGAACATGACCAGCCCAAGCTCAGTGACAACCACTGGGGTCAGTAGCGCTCTCACTTCGGCCTCAATGCACTGTATCGAGCAGGCGCAGAAGATCAGCGAACCGGGACTCAAAGAAATGCGGCTGAGTCTCGCGCGGGTTGGCCGGGCTGGTGATGTTCTTGCCGTACATGCACCCTTTAGCGGTCAGCGACCAGAAGCGTTTAACGCCATTGCTGCCGCTGCGGCTCCGGCGTTCTTTATGCTCAACGATGCCAAGCTTCGCCAGTTGCTGGTATGCCTGCGCAGCAGTCATCGCTATTCTGTGAGTTTTCAGCAGCGCGCTAAGAGACTGCGTTGGGCGGCTGGAGCCATCAAACGCGTCAGCGGGCGCATCGATGGCGTACTGTGGTGCAAGATTTGGCAAGCCCGCCGCCTCCTGTAGCTTCTGACATGCGCCAAGCACTGAGGAATTGGAGAGGTTTAGAGACTTCTGCATGAAGCCGAGAAGGATTATGCCAGCCTGCATTTTATCGGCGGCGGCTGATAAGCCTGGTTCTGGTGTGCTAACCGCTTTGTCAAAGGTGCGGATCACTTTGAGGTGGAACGCGGGGCTGATCCACATTGCGTATGAATACACCAGTTCTTTGCAGACGTAAGTTCCCTGAGTTGTCCCACCGCGGATAGTCGTTACGGGGATTCCCGTATCGCTCAATTCATGAACCAGTTCGGCGGTTTGCTTTAATCGCAGCCAGTCATGAGGATCGTTGCGTCTTTCTCCTCCTGCGGCTTTATGTAAATCATTCAGGCAGTAGTGCCCATCAATATCACGGCGTACGGAAACGCCGTCAATCATGAGTAATTGATTCATTGGTTTCTCCACTGTTTGAAATGCGAGCGGGACTGCAACCCCGTTTCGCTGACACAATTCGACCATAACACACATTTTTTTTTGATGGCGACATGAGCTGATCATTCATACAGCCTTTATGGGGAGTGATTTTATCGTGACATCAACCCTGCCGCCCTTTTCTACCGGCCCCCACTCTACCAGCAGGCGTTTAACCTGACTGTCGTCCTCCCACACACCCGCATGCGTCAGCGCGTCAAACAGCGCCTTGTTATAGTTGTCGATATCGCGGCGGCGCACGTCAGGTGGATAGAGAATGACTTCCACCGAGGCTGGTTCGCTGGATGGCTTCGGAAGACGGCGTAACTGCTCGATAATTGCCGCGCAGGCGTCGCTCTGATATTTACGCCCGGCGGCGCTGATAAGATGTCGGCCTTTAAGCGGCCCTTTATTCGGAGCACGCCAGTAAGAATTGACGCTTGGCGGGAAAGGTAAAATTAGCTTCATGCCGCGGACCCTCTGCGTTTAAGCCATTCCTGAGCCAGATCAGACGAGCTTTCCTCACCCGCCAGGAGCGCACGGATCACTTGTTCGGCTTCATCGAGCGCCAGCGTGTCGTTTACGCCGATCACTTTGATGCCGCGCGCGGTACCGCTGGCGATCGTGATGTAGCCTTTTTTCACTAGGGCCCGCAGGTGTTCAAAAGCAGCATTGCCAGACGCGACGCCAATCAGCGCCGCAAGCTCTGTATAGGTCGGCGGGTAGCCGTGCATGTTGTGAAAATCCACCAGCGCATTCAGCACCTGCTGCTGCCGGTCAGTCAGTGGTTTACGTTCTTCCACGGTTCCCCCTCAGAGAATGGCCACGATATCGGTGGCGGTTTCGCGCGTGCAGCCTTTGCTTGATATGGCGCGGCGGGCGCTGACGTGGTGCAGGCCGAAGCCATGCCCCTTGTAAAGCTCGATGATGCGGGGCGCGGTGGAATTACTGATCACAACTCTGGCACCACGCTGATGCGCAGCAACACAGCAGCGCGCTAATTCCTGCTGGTCGTCCCACGTAAACCCACCAGCGGCATAGTTGGTAAAACCGGCGGTACCGGGCATCGGTTCATAGGGCGGATCGCAGTAAACAACATCACCCTCACCTGCCAGCGCCAGCGTGCGGATGTAACCGGCATTCATGAACACGCAGCGGCGCGACATAGATACAAAGGCGTTTATCTCGGTGGCGGGGAAATACGGTGCGCGGTATTTGCCATAGCCGACATTGAAACGGCCTTCGCGGTTGTAGCGGATCAAACCATTGAAGCAGTGGCGGTTGATGTACAGGAATGCGGCGGCGCGCTCAGGGCCGGACATACTCTGGTTGTTGAACTCTTCGCGACAGGTGATATAGCTGTCTTCATCGTTCAGCTTTTCAAATAATCCCCTGGCCCACTCGGTTACCAGCTCGGGAACCACTGTCAGCATCTGGTACAGGTTGATCAGATCAGCGTTTACGTCCGCCAGGAGGAAACTTTCATGCTTATCAGAGTTAATGAAGACTGAACCGCCGCCCACGAATGGTTCGATGAGGCGTTTACCCGCCGGGATGAGGCGATCAAGTTCCGGCAGCAGTGAATACTTGCCACCAGCCCATTTGAGGAACGGGCGCTGCCATGCGCGCGGTGCTGGCGTTTCTGATGGTCTGGCAATGGTAATGACATTATCTACCTGGCTCACCGTGAACCCCCGATATTGGTTTCGTTCCAGCGGTTCCCGGCACCATCAGCAACGCCGCGCGTCATTCCTGACAGGCACTTTGCCCGGCGCAGCGCGAAGCATGCTCTGGCTTGTGGAGTTTTTGCACAGTCAAAGGCTTCCAGCCATACAGTGGCAGCGCGACGGCGTAAGCCCCTTGCCTCCAGATCAAGTGCCTTGTTCGCCAGTTCAACCGGACGGCCTGTTTCGCTGGGGGCAATCGGTGCGTCTGTGTAATACAGGAAAAAGCGACCAAGCGGCTTGCGCCTCAACTGACCGATGCTAGCCAGGCGCTCAAGCGTGCGCTGCACGACTCTGAGATCCAGATGTTCCAGGCCGCAACACACCTCGCTAGTGGTGCATTCGCCGTTTTGCTGGATGTATTCGAGGACTTCAGAAAAGGCGCTCATCCACGGAACCCCGGCGGTATAGTGGTATCAGGGCAACTAATGGCATTGATGTCCCTCTCCCGTTTCCTGTCCCATGTCTCGCGAAGCGGACGACCTTTAGCTTCCCAGTTGGTGGCGCGCTGAAGGTAACCTTCGAATTTCTTCGGCCCAAACAGAGTTTCCGGGCGCATGTACTGATAAAACTCGTCGTTGTCGCGCCAGTGCTCGTGCTTCAGGTCGATAACCAGTTTCATGTCATTGACTGTGAAACCCTCGCGAAGACGCGCGCTGATGTGCTCAAGCGATCTCCGTGATTTCTGGTAACGCGATCCGCTGACCTGGTTCAGATGGGTAAGAACCTCAATCGCTGAATCAGTTATTGCCACTTCCGGGTCGGGTTGCGCAGCAACCGGACAAGAAGGTTTTTTATCTGATGGATCTTGTTTTGAATTTACTGACGGATCCCCGCCAGATTCTGGGGGGTGAAAACTGCCGGTTTTGCTCGATTTCGACGCGTCGAATTTTGACGGGTCGGATTTTGATGCATCAGAATTTGATGCGTCAGATTTTGACGGGTCAGAATCTGACAGGTGAGAAAAGGCAGAAGCCTGGAGTTTTGCCACGTTGAGTTGATAAACGTTAGATGCATTACGGTTGCCGTTGCGGCGCTGTTTGCGTGACAACCAGCCTTCATCCTCCAGCTTGCCAATGGCGGTGCGTACCGTGCTAACGCCCGCGCCAAGCTGGCGGGCAATCGTCTCGATGGACGGCCAGCACACGCCCTCGTCGTTGCTGAAGTCAGCCAGGCGTGCCATGATCGCCACGCTGGACAGCTTCATGCCAGAAGCGGCACAGGCGTCCCAGACGTAACCGGTTAATTTAGTGCTCATGGTCGTCCTTTATTTCTCTGAATTTACGCTGGAACTGCTCAAGCGGGCTGAAGCACTCGTGCTCGTAACCTTGCCGCAGGTAGATAACGCGCTGCGTTTCGGGCTCCCAGCGGATGACACGCACCGGGACGCCGTACTGGTCTCTGAATCTGCGGTTGAGTTCGCGCATAGCTGCCTCGCCTTCCGGTAATACACCCCCACGATTGCTGCCGCCCGACCGTGGTTACATGACACCCATCGGTTTGATAATCTGCGCTCATACCGAAACAGAGGAGCGCCCGGAACGGGGATCATCCTCAGTTGCGGTAAGCGGCTTTTAGCCGTTAAACTGTTCATGCGTTGGTATCTCCACTTTGATCGACACGCCGCGACGCCGGGAGCTGCAACTCGCCGGCGTCACCCTTTTCTGGCGCGCAGAAAACACGAAAGAGCAGCGTTAAATGCTCCTGCCACTTCGCCATTACCTGATAGCTGTTCTCTTCGATTTGTTCGCGTTCTGCCTGGTCAATAACCCCGTCAGCAGTTGCCTTTCTGAGATAGGTTGAGTGCTTGCCGATCCACTCGATTGATTCCATCAGGCGCTGGTTGATGTCGGCATTGTCGATGTCATCCACTGCCACCAGCGGCACGTTCACGCTGTTTGACTGGCGCGATACGGCATCAGCGATATGCTTCGTGTCGCTTGCCTGCTGAAGCACCATCGCCCATCCCATCGGGAACACCTGATCGCCGCCGTCACGCAGACGGTTAAACAACGCGTCTGTTGTTACATCAAGAATTTCTGCCGCTTCCGCATAACCCCCAGGCAACGCCGCGATAGTCTTGCGTATTGCCGCCACCAGCCACGCTGGTTGCTTTTCTACTTTCCAGTGTTCATTACCCACGGTTAACCCCTTGGCTCTGTGGTTACGCTTTAACAGCGCTTTCGTTAGGCTTTTGGTACATCTTTGCGTCGTACTTCAAAGCGCCATCGGTAATGCGCTCGATTACAAAAGCTTGCTTTTCAGGAATGACATTCCCCCATCGGCACACTGCAGGGTGAGAAATTCCAAGGGCGCTGGCAGTTTTAGAAATGCCGCCGAAATGATTTACAACATCGCTTTTGCGCATAATTCCTCCTATGTGATGACGTTTTAAAGGTAACAAAAGGTACATTAAATAGCAAACAACAGTTACACTGGAAATTAGTAACATTAGTTACATGAAAACTGAAATGAATGACCGCATCCGCTCCCGGCGCCTACAGCTGGATATAACGCAACAATCGCTTGCCAAGCGTCTCGGGGTGAGTCGTGTATCCGTTACTAAATGGGAAAGTGGTACGACTAAGCCAGATGGTGAGAATCTTCACCAACTGGCTTTAGCGCTTGGTACAACTCCAGAATGGTTGCTGTATGGTCAAGGGGATAACGTCACAGACGACACAAAGTTGGTGCCCTTCATCAAGCCACCAACAGCAGTACCAATTATTTCCGCTGTCCAGGCCGGACTCTGGACAGATAGCTACGCTGCAGCGAGGCTTTCAGACGTGATTACATGGACGCAAACCACAGCTGATGTTTCTGATGAGGTTTTTGGGTTAGTTGTGAGAGGGGAGTCAATGACGAACCCGAATGGCCTGCCATCAATACCAGAGGGATCGATTGTCATTGTCGAGCCAAACTACGGCCAGCTTGATGAATTATATGGAAAAATAGTTGTAGCCATCTTAGATGGTTCATCAGAGGCAACCGTGAAAAAACTGGTGTGGGATAGCCCGCATAGTTATCTAATGCCCTTAAACCCAGCTTTTAAACCAATCGCTATCAACGGTAACTGTCGTATTGTTGGTAAAGTAGTTCAAGTCACTCAGAATCTTTAATCTCCCTAAGAGTAGCCAACATTCGCGTGGCTATTTTTTTACCTTCCAGTGTAACTTAAAGTACATTTGCGCTTGACGATATTGGTAACTAAAGGTACCTTTAATTTATCGGCGTATGGCACATGCGTCGTTAGCGGTCCGAGCCCCCTGAGGAACAAATGATTTGCAGTTAAAGATTGTGCTGTAGGTGTTTGATGATTTTTGCGTAGTGCTTATCGCTGATGAAATATGTCGAATAGGGATAAACAGGGCTTATCGGCGTTGTCTTTATGAGAATGCCTTTATCAACCAGCCCCTCGATTACAGAGTTGTGATCAGAGCGCTGGGCCGTAGCGCCTGGTTGCTTAAGCAACTCAATAAGGCATGATTTTTCAGCCGATGAAAGGAATCTGATTTTTGCGTCATGGGCACATGCATGCAGTAGCTTGGCTAGAAAGTTTTCTATACCGCGAGTCAATCCCGAAATGACAAATGCGATACAGGCAAGCAGAAGGTAATACATCCAGTAGTTACCAAATATCTCGGGATTATGCGCATTTACAGCTTCTTTAAACGAAGTGGGTGCGCAGATAACAATGATTATGAAGAGCAATAGCATATGAACAATCCGGTTGATATCCAGTTTTTGCAGGAAAAAACGAAGCAGTTCCTGCCACCAGTTGTTGTTCATCGGTGTAAATCCATCACTCACTGTAGGGGTGAAAAGATTTTAACCGATTTCTCGCTGTAGGGGTACACGAGAACCACCGAGCCTGATGTGGTGAAAAGACAGGCATACAACATGAAAGCGCACTCCTTCTCTCATCAGTTATGGGTGGCAGGTGTGATTAAGCGGGAGTGCGCTTCCAGTTGTGATGTTCGTATGCGCGATGCAGCGCCGGCCGACGCAAAGCCCCGTAAATCGGCTGAGTAGCAGCAACTGGCTACCAATACCTAAAACAGAGCGGCGGGAAGTAAGCGGGAGTAGCGCTCCGGTGTCACAACCCAATAAATGCCAGCTGTAATTTTGGCGGCGTCGGATCTTATTTTCCCGTGAAGACGCCGCAACTTTTTCACATAACTGTAAGCGCGTTCCGGCCTCTTCCCCTGAGTGTCCGGTCGTTAATGCAAACCCCTTCCGGAGCGCGCTTTCAATTATGTGGAGATGCCACAGGCGGTTGCAGCCGCTCGCTTCATTAAGCGCCCTGCTCCGGGTGTTTATTAAAGAGAACAGACATTAATTATCGCCACCCGGCGAGGGATTCTTGCATCCAAAAATCGCGCGTTGCAGCGCGCAAAGGAGATACAACGCAATGAGACAAGAACTGGCATCAATGACCATTATCGAGCTGGTGAGGACCGCCAACAATTACGCCACCAGCATCAAGCAGGCCGGTGTTTATTCCGATCTGATTAAAGAGCTGTCTTCTCGACTTGAGGCGTTGAACCTCGCATACATCGCCCAGGTTCGCAGTCACTCAGTTGCAATCACCGATATCATCGCCGAACGCCAGCGCCAGCAGTCAGCCGAGGGCTGGACGCCAGAACATGACGATGAACACAACGATGGCCAGCTAGCGATAGCGGCAAGTTGCTATGCCCTTATGGGCGCCCGCGAGCAATGTCTAAGTGATGGTGAATACCACCAGAGCCAGAAAAGGCTGCCATATCTATGGCCGTGGGAGCCTGTCTGGTGGAAGCCAACCAGCCCGCGCCGCGACTTAGTGAAAGCTGCCGCACTGATTGCCGCAGAGATTGAGCGCATCGACCGAGCGGCTAGCCAGTTTGAGCTGGTGAAGGGGGTGCATGATGGCTGCTGAAATCATAGACCAGGCTAACGAGCTGGTAGAGCTCAACATGGCGCACGCCTTACAACGCATTCGCATCGACCGTAATGCTACGTCAGCCGAGCATTGCGAAGAGTGCGGCGATGCTATACCGGAAGCACGGCGCTCTGCCGTTCCCGGCTGCAAAACCTGTGTGGATTGCCAGCAGCTGATTGAATTGGGAGCCGACCATGCTCGCTAAATTACTCGCACTGCTGAAAGGTAACAGGGCTGAGAGCACGGAGTTCGATTACACCACGCAAACCTGGGGCCACGCCCTGCACTTCGTTCATGGCTTCAAGGAGAAGGGAAAGATGGAGATCACCGGCCATTACTTTGGCGCTGGTCTGATTTATGAACCTATGCCCAAGAAGGGTGACACCTTCACGATTTCATTTACCAACAATCGTATAGGCGTTCTGCGCGTTCACTCTATTAAGTTCTACCGCGATCCGAGTGACATGTTTAATGCCACTGTTTCATTCGAGGGATTGAAGCGCTAATGGCCAGCAAACTAAAGTTGCGGCGACAACGGCGCTTGCGCGAAGACGTAATCTGGTTGCGCGCTGAAGCGATGGATTGCAAGGCGCGGCTGCTGGAACTGGCAAAACTACTGGAAGAAACCAAGCGCCAGCGAGTTCCAATGCCGGTGCTGGTTACCGCCAGGATAATTAAACAGATGACTCCGGCCACCAGCGAACCTGAAATTTGTTTGAAATGTAACGACGGCGCCAGGCTTGGCTGCTCGTCATGTGCGTACAGATTGAAATAGCCGGTTGCAGCCGGTGTGGAGAATCTATGCTGAACCTCGACTGTGTACCTATCTCAACTTACTGCAAAGAAACTGGCGAGACACCGGATGCCATCAACAAACGTGTACAGAGAGGCGTTTGGTTCGAAGGCGTTCAGGTGCTGAAGGTGGAAGGCGTTAAGGAAAGATGGATTGATCTTAATGAGGTTGCCAAATGGGCAAGAAAGAATCGCCAAAGCTCCCGCGCGGTGTGACCATAAGGAAACATAGCCAGGACGAGACGATAAATATTACTTTCACCTATAAAGGGGTTAAATGCCGTGAGCCCCTTTCAAATCTGGAAGTGAATAATAAAAACATTAAATACGCTGAGAGAACCCTCGGCGAAATTCATAATAAGATTGAGCGTGGAACTTTTGTTTATGCTGAATACTTTCCCCGCTCAGCAAGACTGAAAATATTCGGAAATGCCGCCACTGGAAAAACAGTAAAAATGTACCTTGATGAATACCTTTCAATATGTGAAACACGGAAGTTATCGCCATCTACGATTGGTGGATATAAAAAATGCCGGAGCGCGCTTTCTGCCCTGCATTTATTTCCGGCCGGTGAACTGACACCTGCAGCATTGAAAACCTGGATCCAGAACCAGACCACAACCCTAAAAACGATTCGCAATCAGTTATCTTATTTGCGGGCAGCCCTTGATGAGGCTGTAACCGATGGCGTCCTGCAAATAAACCCGGTGTCACTTGTTACAGCATCAAGGTATCAAAGTGATAAAACCAGTAATGGGCGTAAGTATATCGTCGATCCACTTTCACCCGCTGAAATTGATGCGCTTTTAGCTGCGGCAGGCAACAGGCAGTGGGAAAACCTGTTCATGTTTGCCATCCAGACCGGCTTACGCAGCTCTGAACTCTGCGCTCTCCGCTGGCAAGATATAGATTTTATCGGCAAAACTGCGCATGTTCAGAATGCTAGCGTTGTTGGAGTGATCAAGGGTACAAAAACGAAGGCGGGAACCCGAAAGGTTGAACTGAACGAGATTGCAATAGAGGCTCTTGCGTCACAGAAAGCTTTCACCTTCATGAAGGACGCGACGATATTTGAGGATCCTAAAACTAACAAAGCCTGGGCATGCGCAGATGCGATTCGTAAAAAAGCGTGGGTTCCAACGTTACGTAGGGCAGGAATTCGTTACCGCAACCCTTATCAGACACGACATACTTTCGCTACACGCCATATAAGCCAAGGCGTCAATCTCTTCTGGCTCGCTGGCCAAATGGGACATAAGGGACCAGAAATGCTCTTCAGACATTATGGTCGTTATCTAAAAGATTACGATAATCAGACATCCCAATCGTTATTGAACCCACAAGCTGTTTGAATAATAATCTCTACCCTGGACTAAGGGTAGGGATAAAAGATGACGATTGATAAATGGATTGCTTTAGGTGCTTGTATTGCTGCATTTGTTTCTGCATTAGCAGCTTTGCTTGCGGTTAAGCAAGCAGTACTTCAAAGAAAATTATCTTATAAACCACAAATTTTATTAAGGCCGCAATTTTTTGATTATGAATTCGATAACAACAAACTCGACATCCTCAACCAAGTAAAATTCAGAGATAGTAATAACCTCAGTCTCAACAAAAGTGATCTTGCAGTCAACATAGGTCTTGGCGCTGCTCTGGAAATAGTTATAAGTTGGGATGTTGACACAGATGACGTTATTAATCGACTTAACTCTTACTTTGCCACATTAAAAAAACAAATAAAACTAACAAGATATATGAATGGCGTTAGCTTAGATTACTCCACTGATAACAAAGATTTCATCCTTGTTAGAGAAAACACAAGCGAACGTGTTGATTATATTTTATCATACAATCAAAAGCCATCGCCAACAGATATTATATTCCCCTATGCATATATATCCATGGCATGTGCTTCATTTATTTTCTCTTTGGATGCTGAGGGGCGTGTTATTAAACTATCTACAAGACCCGAGGTAAAATTCGAATATAAAGACATCGGAGGCGAAATTTATCAAGATGAATATTATATTAATGTCGAAATAGGTCACTTCACCAAAGGCCCCTACACTACGAAGATGGTTGGCTATATGACATTTGATAAAAAACACAGCCACAACAAGACTGCAAATGGACTGGAAAGGATCCGTAAAAGCTACGCCCACTTTATTGAGAAAATTAAAATATTTTAAATCAATAACATAAAAAAACCATGACGCGGGTTCAACTCCCGCCAGCTCCACCACTTCATGATCCGGATACGTCCGGTGAAATCCTGAAAGCCCGCATGGCACAAGCTCTGCGGGCTTTTTTGTGTCTGTCGTTGTCCGAGAGCATCCGGCTAAATCCGGTGATTATTGGTATACGTTTAGGTATACGGTAGGATGTATACCAAAAACCGTATACCAATTCACGCAGGAGCGCCCACCGTGGCAAGGACAACACGCCCCCTTACTAACACCGAAGTCTCACACGCTAAAGCGACAGATAAAGATCTGACGCTGCATGATGGCGACGGCCTTTTCCTTATGGTGAAAACAAGCGGTAAAAAGCTATGGCGCTTTCGCTACCAAAGACCGGCAACAAAGCAGCGCACCATGATTGGCCTCGGAGCCTTCCCTGCCCTTTCTCTGGCCGAAGCGAGAGGTTTGCGCGCGCAATATCTCTCTTTATTAGCAAGAGGTGTCGACCCGCAAACACAAGCCGAGCAGGCTGCGGAGCAACAACAGATCGCTTTAGAGAGCATTTTTTCAAATGTTGCAGCAAACTGGTTTGCCATGAAACGCAACAGCGTGACGACCGATTACGCGAAGGATATCTGGCGATCGTTAGAGAAGGATATTTTCCCGGCGATTGGTGAGATCCCCGTTCAGGAAATTAGAGCACGCACATTAGTTGAGGCGCTAGAGCCGATTAAAGCGCGTGGCGCACTCGAAACCGTTCGCCGCCTGGTGCAGCGTATCAACGAAATCATGATTTACGCTGTTAACACCGGCCTGATAGATGCCAACCCTGCCTCAGGCATCGGTATGGCATTTGAGAAGCCGAAAAAGCAGAACATGCCAACGTTGCGACCGGAAGAACTGCCAAAGCTGATGCGTTCGCTGGTAATGTCTAATTTATCCGTTCCAACCCGCTGCCTTATTGAATGGCAACTCCTAACCCTTGTGCGTCCTGCTGAGGCGTCTGGCGCTCGATGGGCAGAGATCGATCTCGACGCCAGACTGTGGACGATCCCAGCCGAGCGGATGAAAGCTAAGCGTGAGCACATTGTTCCTTTATCGCCTCAGGCACTAGAGATTCTAGATGTGATGAAGCCAATCAGTGCGCATCGTGAACATGTTTTCCCAAGCAGGAATGACCCAAAAAAACCGATGAATAGCCAAACTGCAAATGCAGCGTTAAAGCGAATCGGCTATGGTGGGAAGCTAGTAGCACATGGGCTTCGTTCAATAGCTAGCACAGCTATGAATGAAGAGGGTTTTAATCCAGATGTTATTGAAGCCGCTTTAGCCCATAGTGATAAAAATGAAGTACGGAGAGCATATAACCGTTCAACTTATTTAGAACAAAGAATAGATTTAATGAAATGGTGGAGTAATTTAGTACACACTAACTATTAATAATATTAGAAACATGTGGCCGAAAAAGCTTCCTTCATCAGCCGCATGTTCCTTCCAATTTTTCATGATGGGATAATGTTACATGCCACTGGTCCCGCATAGTTGAAACCTATATTAAATTTCAACCTATCACCGACATTTAATGCCTCCCAAAGATCGTTCTGTACCTCAGAGCGCGGGAAAAAAATATCTTTCCCGCGACCATCGACTGACACGAAACCAAATCCACTATTAATTGCTTTTAGACTCCCCCTAAATATAGTCGGGCAAGCTTCACTACCTATATAATCCCTTATTTTGAATCTATCATCTTTTGATACCCTTGCGGTACGGAGATAATCAAATATATCAGATGATAAAGCAATTTCTTTGGGCTCATTTGATTCGTATGCAAACCTTGCGAACCAAAATTGTGCTTGGAAATTTTGATCATTCGGAGTAAACGCCCTTCTATAATAATAAATCAATGGAGCTCTTTTAGATGGTTCTGATATTCTAAGTAACTCAGCGTATTGATAATTCAAACGATGGTCGCTTCGTCTTCTTTCTAAAGCCTGTGTTAAAACTTTCGATGCTTCGGCAAAATTGCTTTTTTCAATATAAATTTTAGAAAGCCTTATCGCGATAAATGAATCTCTGGAGTTATCATTAAAAGCAGCGAGAAGTGAAGCTAATATCCTTCCATCATCATTCATAATCCCAGCAAATCTGGCTTCTAAATTAGAAAGCATTGCTTCATCTGGATATTTTTGCTTGCTAATAGTAATTTCTTCCTCAATCCTACGAATAAGGTCATCTATAATTCTGCCCGAAACATTGTCATCCCTAATATTATCTTCAAAGTTATCAATAGACAGTTCTAAAAGAGTTGCTGAAATATAGGGGCTTCCTCCCCATCGTCTTTGTGCCTCCTGTAATAAATGACGAGCTTCTCCACGAAATTTTATTCTATCGTAGGCTTCATTGCTATAATTTGCTTTATCTCGCCATACAGTAGCCATTGTGTGAATTATACTGCTATCATATGGTGCTTTCTCTTTTGCACTTTCAAGCAATTCTATCGCTAGGGATAAGTTACCATTTGGTCGTATTCTTTCAAAGTTTGCCATTTGTTGTAACAAATACGGATCTTCGCCAATAGTTTTTAATGCCTGTTGATAAATGCTATTTACATCTTGATAATCAGGAAACACTTCATGGAGTGATTTAGCTCTCATAAACTGTCTAAATGATATCCTATCAGATTCAAATGCAATATTTATCTTATCTAAGATCTGAATATATTCATTATATTTTTCCAAAGTACTACCAAATGCACGATTAAATACAATTTCTGCTATTTCAGAGTGTCTAGCCCGGTAATGATAATCATCATTCCCTTCTGAATCCCAAAGAACAATCTTTTCCAACGGAGTAAAAAACTGCTGTTTAAATTCTGAGAAATTTATGCCAAAGATCCTAGCAATTAGACCAGCTCTTACCGGAACACGTAATCTATTCAATGTGCATATTGTTCGATAGATTGTTCGAGCCTGAATGGGGTAAATTGACTCATATTCATTGAAAATAATATCTTCAAACGGCTCTCCCATCGTTGCCTCATGTAGGGCAACTAATAGTTGGCGTTCGGAATTAACAATGAATTCCCGTATGCGTTCCGCTTTGCTTTTATTAATTAGATTCGGTCCTAAGCAATCATGAATTTCAAGTTTTTCCACCAAGCTATCCACCTCAAACTCATTCAGGTTACGCAGTGTATAAATTTCAGTGATTAATTCTTTTAGCAATTCACAACGTTGACTCCATTCATTATATCTTTCGGCTGTTATTACAGTAACTTTCAAGCCAGCTCTTATAGCATTATTTATAAATGTTGCCATTTTGTTTGAATGTAATGAGGCATCATCCCAGAAGAGGAACACTCTCTCATTACTTTTTTCAATTATTTCTTTGATTATTTCGAAGGTTAGATTATCACCATTATTAACCCAAAGTGCACATCCAAAATCCATGACTCTCATTTCCCAAGCTATTTGCCTGAGAAAAACTGTTTTTCCTGACCCTGCTTCGCCTTTAAGAACAATCAACTCTGTAATATCACTTCTTTCAGTTTCAGGCTTTAATATCACTTCCTCTAGAAAGCGATCTAATAAAGACCTTTTAATTGCTAGTTCAGCACTTTGCGCATACCATCCCAAGTCTGTACCTTTATAAAACTCTTTGGGATTGAAGTGATCAACATTCATATCAGAATGCACGTATTGTATACTATCCGTCAGCATTCTATTAAGCTCTTCTGATGGAGAAGCACTTGTTATAAATATTTTTTGTATCGCATTGTTAGCTATTGGAGTAATGAGATAGTTAAATCTTTCATGCAAAGGTATCACATCATTTAATTGGTTTAAAAATGCTTCAAACGTAAAATTTAAAGCATTTATTTTTTTTGAAGCCCATAAATTGATTTCTGGCTCCTTTATTTCAGGTTTCAATAAATAATGTCTCTGCCCTTGTGGAACATTATTATTAACCATAGTGATAACATGTCTTATATTTGCATCTTGTAAGCTGTGCCCGACAAAAACAATGCTGTATTCTATAGCTAGTTCATATAGATATTTAAATAGTAAATTTCTATTCTTTTCATAATCATTGAATTGTTCCACAGTTAAAATAAGTGGTAAATCTTGGTCTCTTGTTCTTGTAATACAACCATGTAATTTCACAAAGTTCAGAATATCAGTTGTCTTCTCACCCTCATGAAAACCATCATTATTTGATAAATGTATAGATAATGATTGATTTGTTTTTTTTGATTCGTAGCAATATTCTATCATCCGATCATAATTTGTGGAAAATATAGCTTTCCATTGAAAATCCGGTATAATTTTGTGAAAGTCGTTCACCTCAAGGTCTTCAAATACTTCCCTAATAAATTCTTGAACGTCAATAATACCATGCTCTGATATGGCCAAATCGGCAATTTGAGTTAGTGACTCATACTTATAATCACCATTAAGAAACCTATCAGATATTAGCAAACCTAAATCATTTCCTTTAGGGACATCATACTTTTTTAATTTTGCGCCAATCAATGCTCCAGAACCCAGAAATAGTACAACCCTTCCTCTTTTAATTTTATCTATAAGTGTTAGCGGTAGGTTCATTCTCAATCCTCGTATAATATATTCTTAAAATAGAAGCATTAATCGATATTAGTAATCTCACATTGTGATATTGGTCAACTACTTTCATTATGTTTATGTGCACTAACAATATTATTAATTTAAATATAAGGTGATATTTAATACTTTTTTGATATATACATGAAGGTCTGCATACTCTGAGTCACCGTTGTAAATAATATATTCCTATAAATATCATACAGATAACAAACACAGAACTCTTGCTGGCATGGAATTTGCTTAATTGCCTATGAGACCTGACAGTTTAAAAACGCGATATTAATTTATTCCTTGCAACTACCAGACTTTGAATTCTTTTTTTGGCGCGCAGTGCTTTCCCCGCCTCGCCTGCCCGCTTTGCAGGGCGGTTTAAATGCAGATGCATGACCGGGCTCAGGCCGCGCCGGGATTGGCGCGGGCGGGGTTCAGGCTGGCAGAAAAATAAATGCAATTAAATGCACCTGATGCATGCAGGGTATTTTTCAAAAAAATAACGGGATTTTTTTGTATTTTTTCGGGGTGCTGAGGGCGCAGCCGGCAACGCGTACCGGCGCACATAAATCGGGAGATTTTCGGAGAATTATTGCCGCGGAATATCTGCCTGCAAGACGTGATTTTCCGGTATGGCCGGTTTGCGTATCACGCCGTCGAGTGTCTCGGTGGTGCGGAACGTGGCCGAGCATTCAATACTCGTGCACTGATGATAGCGCTGTTTGAGGTTTTCCGTCAGATAGCGACTGGTGCGTGCATGAGCGGGCTGTCTGCAGAACGGGCAGTGAAACATGCCTCAGCCCTCCGCCTGTTTTCTTTTCTCGGCCAGTCGTGTGGCGAGCAGTGTTCGCTTCACCGGGCTTTTATACAGCGCCATATCCACGCCGGTCAGCGGCGGGCGGTGCATACCGAGCTGTGAGAGCACCGGCTCCCTGTCCATATCAAAGGTGTAAAACCCGGCCTGAACGGAAACATGGCCGCCGAGCTCCTGAATCAGGGTATTGAGGGGGCGTTCCGCCTGCTGCATTTCCAGCGCGCGCAGACGCAGCGCGAAAGCCCTGACCAGCGCCGGGCTGATGGTCTTCATGGCGTCAGCCCATTCGCTCTGAGCGTACAGGCCAAACGCTGTCCGGTGTTCTTCCACGTACTTTTCACCGGAGGCGCAGGCGGCCAGCATGGCGCGGGATTTATCGGTTTCCAGCTCCGCAATCAGGGCGGTGAACTCCTCCGCCAGTTCCCGGCCGGCAATGCGTCTGCCATGTTCGGCTTTCAGCTCCGGGGTCATTTCACCGCGCAGGGTACGGAAACGCTCGCGCCAGCTCTGTTCCGCTTCGGCACTTTCTGTCAGGGCGTTCTCACGCTCCTTTTCGCTGCGGGTGATGGCCGCGCCGATATCGTTCAGCTTCATCATATTGCCGGTGTGGGCGGCTTTTGCCTGAGTGAACGTCTCTACGGCACGATTAACAGCGACCGCACTCTCTTCGCTGGCCTTTTTATTCATGGCATCGAGGGCGCTGTCGATAGCGGTGCGGGTTTTCGCGTCCTGGGTGCTGCCGAGGGTTTTCATGACGGCGGTAATCAGTTCAGTTTTCATGTCGGGGCTCTCTGTGTTGTCAACCTGAGCGCATTCTGCCGCGCCCTGCACAACGATACGACTGATTGCAGTTGTGGCCGGGATGGCACAGAAAGCCCCCTGGAAAAAACAGCTCGCCAGAAAGAGGTCTCAGAAAACCCTTCTTTCTGTTTGTTTTTCTGTAGTTAACTCTTCACTCTGTTCACTGAAAAATAAAAGAATAACAAATACAGCATGTTAAAGGGTGAACAGTTAAGGAATTAAGTGTTCACCGACTGTTCACTACTGTTCACCTTCTTTTATTTCTTCCTGTACGGCAGTGTTTTTTTTCTGATGTTTTTTCCTTTTAATATCCGCTTAATTAATCGGATAAAAAGGTTTGCAATTTTAGTTACTGGTTATATTGGCAAACATTGACATTTATTGGCAAACAGAGGCAAACCCGAAAAATAATCTGCTTATTAAACAGACAACCTTGCAGGAAACAGCCTGGAGTGCCCTTGTTGTAATACGCAAAAATATTCACAAAATAGAGCGCTACCCGAAGCCGGAAAGACACGACCGGCACTGTATGGACATTATGAGGTAGCCCGATGCACACCGCTTTTTCTTCCCCGTCTTCTGCCCCTGCTGCGCCGTTAATGCCGGTTTCTGACGTTATTCAGGAGCGCTTTTTACGCCTGCCGGAAGTGATGCATTTATGCGGCCTGTCCCGCTCGACCATTTACGACCTCATCAGCCGGGAGGCTTTCCCGAAACAAATCTCTCTCGGCGGAAAAAACGTGGCGTGGGCGCACAGTGAAATCACTGCCTGGATGAGCGCTCGCATCGCGGCGCGTAACCGGGGCTGCGATGCATGATGTTGCCCGGTCAGCAAAACGCCCCTTTTTCTGGCTTGCTTCCTGTCGGCATTTCCAGGTATAGTTTTCCCGCTGTCGCAAAATCGGCAGCCGGGCGTAGGAACCCGAGTTACTCAATGGCGACACCGGACGCGCCATGCGTCTTTTTTTACGTCGTTGCTCAGGCATACCCATTTTCCGGGCTGTGGTGCATATACCAAAGCCCGTATCAGATAATGGTGGCTCGGGCGGGGCAGCCCTCGGGCTGGCCGGTAGCCATTGAGGCCGGTATTCCTACCCCCGTTCGGGTCACCACCCATGAGTGTAGGAACTCCGGTGGTGGCAATAACCGCTACTCAATGGAGGTTGCCATCATGGCTACGACCCTCACCCTGTCTCACCCGCAATTTATCTTTGTCTTCGCTGCCGTTCGTCGTTCCGGGCGTAAATCGCGTGTCTGTATGCTGCGCACCGTTGCCACAGATGAGCGTGCCGCGCGCCGTTCTCTCGTTCGCGATTATGTCCTCTCGTTTGCCGGTCGCCTGCCGGTGGCGGAGGTGCGCGCATGAACCACTCCATCCTCACCCTTGACGATCTCAGATATCTGGAGCACCTGCGCAATATCGGCCATCTGGTCAGCGAGCTGGCTGCGGAACAGGACAATGTGCCCCTTCGCCGCGATCCGGCTGAGCGTCTGCAACTTATTTCCCTGATTTACCTGATGACGGATCAACTCGATGCCGTGATCGAGCGCTGCAACCGGCGCTGGCTCGACGGGGAGGAAAAAGTATGAAACAGCCCTTACCGCCCGTCCTGCGCGCCGCGCTTTACCGCCGCGCCGTGGCCTGTGCCTGGCTGACCCTGTGTCAGCGCCAGCACCGTTACCCGCATCTGACACTCGATGCGCTGGAATCCGCCATCGCCGCCGAGCTGGAGGGATTCTATCTGCGGCAGCACGGCGAGGAAAAAGGCCGCCAGATTGCCTGTGCGCTGCTGGAAGATTTAATGAATACCGCACCGCTCAAAACCGCGCCGTCGCTCTCCTTTCTCGGCCTCGCCGTGATGGAAGAGTTATGCGCCCGCCATATCACCGCGCCGGTCGTGCACTGAGGAAAAATAATGAAAATGAACGTAACGGAAACCGTGAAACAGGCATGCGGCCACTGGCCGCGCATTCTCCCGGCGCTTGGGGTGAAAGTGATGAAGAACCGGCATCAGCCCTGCCCGGTGTGCGGCGGCGCTGACCGCTTCCGCTTTGACGATAAAGAGGGGCGCGGCACATGGTTCTGCAACCAGTGCGGCGCGGGTGACGGCCTGAGCCTGGTTGAAAAGGCGCTGGGAGTGACGGTCAGCGAAGCCGCCGACCGGGTGAACGCCGTGACCGGCTGCCTGCCGCCGGTTGCCCCGGCGGTGATTGCTGCTGATACGGCGGAAACCGAAGCCAGCCGCAGGGAGGCCGCCGCGCTGGCGGCCAGTCTGCTGGCGAAAAGCCGCTCAGCCTCCGGTAACGCCTACCTGACCCGCAAGGGCTTTCCTTCTCTGGAATGCCTGACGCTGACAACCACGCATAAAACTGGCGGCGTGACGTACCGCGCCGGGGATGTGGTGGTGCCGCTGTATGACGACAACGACGCGCTGGTTAACCTCCAGCTCATTAACGCTGACGGGGAAAAGCGCACCCTGAAAGGCGGACAGGTGAAGGGTGCGAATCACACTTTCGACGGGAAAAAGGAAGCCGGAAAACGCCTGTGGATAGCAGAAGGTTACGCCACGGCGCTGACCGTGCATCACCTTACCGGGGAAACCGTGATGGTGGCGCTGTCGTCCGTAAACCTCCTTTCCGTGGCGAGCCTTGCCCGCAACCGGCATCCGGGCTGTCAGATTGTCCTCGCTGCCGACCGTGACCTGAACGGCGACGGCCAGACAAAAGCAGCTACTGCCGCAAAAGCCTGCGAGGGAATTGTCGCGCTGCCGCCGGTGTTCGGTGACTGGAATGATGCGTTTATGCAGCAGGGTGAAGAGGCGACGCGACGCGCGATTTACGATGTCATTAAGCCACCGGTCGCCAGCCCGTTCGACACCATGAGCGAGGCGGAATTCACCGCCATGAGTACCAGTGAAAAGGCAATGCGCGTGTATGAGCACTACGGCGAGGCGCTGGCGGTTGACCCGAACGGGCAGCTTCTTTCCCGCTATGAAGCCGGAGCCTGGAAAGTGATTTCCCCGGCTGACTTCTCCCGCGATGTGGCAGCTCTTTTCCAGCGCCTGCGCGCGCCCTTCTCGTCAGGGCGAATTGCTTCGGTGGTGGAGACACTGAAACTGATTGTTCCGCAACAGGGCGCTCCGGCGCGGCGTCTGGTTGGCTTTCGTAACGGTGTGCTCGATACCGTGAGCGGCACGTTCAGCCCGCACCACAAATCCCACTGGCTGCGCACCCTGTGTGAGGTGGATTTTACCCCGCCGGTGGCGGGCGAAACACTGGAAACCCATGCGCCGCATTTCTGGCGCTGGCTCGACCGCGCTGCCGGTGGCCGCGCCGACAAACGTGATGTGATACTCGCCGCGCTGTTTATGGTGCTGGCGAACCGCTACGACTGGCAGCTCTTTCTTGAGGTGACCGGGCCGGGCGGCAGCGGGAAAAGCATTCTGGCCGAAATTGCGACTATGCTCGCAGGCGAGGACAACGCCACCTCCGCGACGATTGAAACACTCGAATCGCCGCGTGAGCGCGCGGCACTGATTGGCTTCTCGCTGATTCGCCTGCCTGACCAGGAGAAATGGAGCGGTGACGGTGCCGGGCTCAAGGCCATCACCGGCGGCGATGCGGTATCGGTTGACCCGAAATACCGCGACGCCTATTCCACGCATATTCCGGCGGTGATTCTGGCGGTGAACAACAACCCGATGCGCTTCACTGACCGCAGCGGCGGCGTCTCCCGTCGCCGGGTTATTCTCCATTTCCCGGAACAGATTGCCCCGGAGGAGCGCGACCCGCACCTGAAGGGCAAAATTGCCCGCGAGTTGGCCGTCATTGTGCGCCAGCTTATGCAGAGGTTCAGCGACCCGATGACCGCCCGCGCACTGCTCCAGTCGCAGCAGAACTCCGGCGAAGCGCTCAGCATCAAGCGCGACGCTGACCCAACATTTGATTTCTGTGGTTATCTGGAGACACTGCCTGACGCTGACGGGATGTATATGGGTAATGCCAACATTATTCCGCGCCAGCCTCGCCAGTATCTCTATCACGCCTATCTGGTCTACATGGAGGCACACGGCTACAAGAACACCCTGAGCCTGACGATGTTCGGCAAGGGATTGCCGACTATGCTCAAAGAGTACGGCCTGAACTATGATAAGAGGCGAACAAATCAGGGGATGCAGACTAACCTGACGCTGAAAGAGGAAAGCAACGGCGACTGGCTGCCGAAGTGCGACGAACCTACCGCGAAATAAACTACCCTGACCGGCTGATGCCGGTCTTTTTTAACCTGCACACCGGCCAGAGTGAACAGCTTTCCTGAAAAAACTTTTCCCCTCAAACGTAATCAGGCCGCTTAGTGCCAACAGCAGACATTGATAACATTGAGATATGTTAATTTATGGGGAGCAGGTCACACGACTTGCAGTGGTTAAAACTGCCGAAACAGTTTAATCGCAGATGGAAATCAAAAGTTGCAGCATAACTACCATCATCTTGCCCTTTACCATGTGAAAACATTAAAACTCTGTAGACTCAATTCACCGCCGCCTTGCCTACACAAGAAAGGCAGCGGTTATTGGTCGATCAGAAAACATGAATCGCCCGGGTGGCTCCTGCGAATCACTATTCTGACTTCAAGCTGATACTTATCAAAGGCCACTTATTGTGGCCTTTTCTCAACATTAGGGATGCCTATGAAAAATGTTCTGGTGTTCTTCAATCGGCAGCCAGTGGTGGTTGTCAGGGTTGTAGATGGCACTACCACAATACTCCGTGAATACCCGAATGGTGAGGAAACTAACCTTAAGATTATGTATGCGGGAGTTCATTCGCTTACTGGCGATCATACTGAGTTTTGTGTAGCCTCAGACAGAGAGGTTACATCACATGAAATCGTCGAAGCTGCAAACAAACTTTTGAAATAGCTTGAGTTTGTTAATTTCTGAAAGTAAAAAAAATGCCTTCTAAGCGAAGGCAATATTGAGGTACAGCATCGGTTCTTATTTTCAGTTCCCTCAGCTCCCGCTGAAGGTATGGACTCATCCATAAGTCATTCCCTGGGTCGGGGTGCGCATCCTTCAGGAGCCTCTCCAAGTGTGGTCTACAAACCATTTACAACAAGCGTAAGCGGAAGAATAAATTCAAAAAAGTTTTATTAACGGGGCAGAGGAAAGACTATTACGGCATTACATCAGGCATTCACTGTGTGTCTGTGATAATGCCAGGAAAAATATGGCAAGTGTCGGCTGCGGCCCGACACCAGATGTCCTGCGAACGAGGCGACCGGCATCGGCGGTTTGGGCATTGCAACCCACTCCCGATTTACCGGTGGCGTGAGGGATGATTCCTGTGCGCCCTCATGGAAGATAACCTATGATTTATAAAAGGTTGGGTATGAAAAAGGAGTACATATATGAAACCTGAAGAACTGGAGCGTAAAGCTGAGCAAGAAATTTCTGCTCTTATTACTAAAAAAATCGCTGAGCAACGGAAAAAAACAGGCAAAGAAGTTTCCGAGATCGAGTTTATACCGAGTGAGACCATGTCCGGTCTTGAGGGGTATAAAGTAAAAATAAAGCTTATGTAAAATAAATAGGTCGCTTAGGCGGCCTTTTTTATTGCTCCCAATTGACCTGCTTCCCGTTTATTAACGCGCGTTATCAGCTGTGGGATAAATTACGAACTTCCGCTGTTCGCTCACAGCAGACTATAACGTTTGCATCTATAAGCCTGTAGCGGTGAACAGTAAAGTATTCACTGTTCACCGAGCATTCACACGCTAACCCCATGAAAATAAATTAAAAAAACACTTAGTGAACAGTATGAACAGTAAAACACAAAAAAACTTTTTCTCCTGCCGTTGTTGATACAGAAGAATGCTCAAGAGTAAGAACAAGCGACGATTTTAGACAGGCAAGATCGCAATGACATTCAATAATTGGTACACGTTTAGGTACACAGCTGAAAGTTGAATTCACTAAAAACACTTTAATTCAAGAAATTAGCGAATTTATTCAGACTCCGCCAGCCCAAAATTCTCCATCGGTGATTACCAGAGTCATCCGATGAAGTCCTAAGAGCCCGCACGGCACAAGCCCTGCGGGCTTTTTTGTGCCTTGAATTTGTCCCGCGAAGTCCGAAGAGAACTAATTAAATCCGAACTTTTTAGGCCCATTGATAGGCCCAACGAAAAGCTCTATTGTTTTCGTTGGGCCTAAACGCATGGAGACTCCCCCATGGCACGAAAAACCAAGCCGTTAACCGATACGGAAATCAAAGCCGCCAAACCTAAAGATGCCGATTACCAGCTATATGATGGTGATGGGCTTACTCTGTTAATCAAGTCCAGTGGTAGTAAGCTCTGGCAGTTCCGTTACTATCGACCTCTGACAAAACAGCGAACCAAGCAAAGCTTCGGAGCCTACCCTGCTGTCTCCCTTTCTGATGCGCGTAAACTCAGAGCTGAATCTCGAGTTTTGTTGGCGAAATGATCTTACCCTGGACTGACCCCGCCCCGGTAGACGATCCTGCCCTATAGTTGGACTGACCCCACGACAGTAGACAAGTTCTGTCCTCACGACGAGGCCTGTTCAAAGTCCTCCGGACTGACGCCGCCGAGATGGCTGTGGCGCCGGGCCCGGTTGTAGAACACTTCAATGTAATCGAAGATATCGGCCCGGGCCAG